TTTTTTTTTTTTTTCTTATAACTATATTATAATGGGGATCTTGTAAAAGGTGGGGACCGCTAGGTATGTCCCGCGGTAGGGTGGTTTTCAAGTGTTACCATGTGTATAATAAGCCCGGGCTTGAAATGCAAATAGCTCTGTGATATAATACGGTCAGAGGGGGTGTAGCATGGACTTCGATGACGATGATGTCCTCGGCGATGCTAGCTGGCAAGCACAGCTCGAACGGCGAGATGCTTGGGTCAGCTCGAGCGACATCGATGCACTGACGAACGAGCGGATGGCCGGTACCTTCCGCGATGGCGATGTCGAGTCGCCGCAAGACCAGGCGAGGCGGCTCCTGAGAGACGCATCACCGATGGCGGCAGCGACTATGATCCGGCTGGCGCAGTATGCCGAGTCTGAGTCGGTTCGCCTGAGGGCAGCGATGGAAGTTCTGAACCGGGCTGACCAAGCTGGCGGATCGCAGGATGGTCGCGAGCCGTGGGCGGCTGTCTACGACTCCTCCGCAGTCGAGCGGTACGCCAACGAGGGTCGCGACGCGAACGGAAGGAAGACCGATGGCAAGTAAGAAGATCGGTATGAAGCCGACCAAGGCCGCTGCAGCCAAGGTCGCACCGAAGGGCCAGGTCGTGAAGGGTGCGAAGCCCGTGGTGGGTGCCAAGAGCACGCCCGGGAACGCCAAGGGTGGGACGGTGCCTCCGTTCGCGAAGGTAGCGAAGAAGGCCGTCAAGGGCAAGAAATAGACCGAGGTTAGACCGGAGATTCTGAAAGCCCTACCAAGGGTACGTAAGGGCGCAAGGCCTCCGGTCTAACACCTCTCTAACCCGCTTAGAGAGCCCTTAGAAACCGACGACTAGTTAGTATATAGCGGGGCTGAAGACCTACGGCAAAAAGCCGAACCAGCTCTCCACGCACGAGTAAGTTACGTAGCGGCAGAACGCATCAGGCCGTGTGGAGGTGTGGGGGCGGCCAAGCGGGTGAGTTTAACACGGTAGGGAGCCGCAGTGACGATCCTGCAATACAAGATCAGGTTCCTGACGACCATTCTAAGTGTTTGGGGCGTCGTTGTAGCGGCTTACCTGTACGTGTTCTTGTTTCAGAACGGCGAGCAACTACCGGCGTGGTTACTCGGCATTCCCACGGGGGCATGGCTGGTAGTCTTCCCACCATTGCCTAGACCGAAAGACGAAGCCGATGGAGCTTAGTTACGGAGCGCAAGTTGCAATTGCAGTAGCGGGCATGTCGTTAGGTGGTTGGGGGATCGGTGCAACGATTGAAGTCATCCGCAGGAACCGCACGAAGCGTGGCAGCAAGATGGGGGCAGTGGATCCTCATCGCCGTCCTAAGCGTCGCTACCCTTACCCTGTACGTTGACAACGGTCGTATCATCGACTGCATCCAAGGGTATGCGGCGAGGGACCAACAGAACACCATTGCACGCTCCGTCGTAGCGGACCAGGAGCGTGCGGCCTTCCTTCGTACGCTGACGACCATTACGGACCCTGCTCAGACACCTCTGGAGCGTAAGAAGGCGATCGACTCCTACATCGCACTGGTTCAACGCAATGACCAGGTGCGGAAGGGTAACCCACCACTTCCAGTCCCGACGGAGTGCAGCTGATGCCTGACAGGGTCATAGACAAGCACAAGTTCTTCGCGCACGTGGGGTACGAGCCGCACACCAAGCAGTGGCTCTTCCACGACTCGAAGGCACGCTTCCGTGCGCCTGTCTGTGGCCGCCGCTTCGGCAAGTCGCGAATGTCAGCGATGGACGAGGCACCAGGTCTGATGGTCCCCAACCGGCGTGGGTGGATCGTTGGGCCTACGTACGACTTGGCTGAGAAGGAGTTCCGCGTCCTGTGGGACCTCTTTATCATCCAGCTCAAGTTCGGCACGAACAAGAAAGTCAAGAAGGCGTACAACAAGCGTTCCGGGGATATGTTCATTGAGTTCCCGTGGGGTACCCGTGTTGAATGTCGCTCTGCAGATCACCCTGAGAATCTGGTTGGTGAGAAGCTCGACTTTGCCATCATGTCGGAGGCCGCGAAGCATAAGAAGGATACCTGGGAGCGATTCATTCGTCCTGCTCTTGCTGACAAGCGGGGCAATGCCACATTCCCGACAACTCCTGAAGGCTTCAACTGGCTTCACGGTATTTGGCAGCTGGGCCGTGATCCGAACGAGCCTGAGTACGACTCCTGGCAGTTCCCGTCGTGGGACAATCCTTACGTCTACCCTGGTGGGCGTCAAGATCCGGAGATCCTCGGTATTGAGCGAACGACTGCTGAGGAGTGGTTCCTTCAGGAGTATGGCGCAGACTTCTCGGCGTTCGTAGGAAAGATCTATGGCGAGTGGCAGGAGAAGGTTCATGTCACAGATGTCAAGTTCAATCCCGCCTGGCCTTCCTACGTGGGTTACGACCCTGGTTTCACTAATCCATGGGCATGGGTCTTCTTCCAGATTGATCCTCAGGACAACGTATACGTTTGGCGAGAGCACTACGCTCCCTACCTCCAGCTCGCCGAGCACATGGCAATCATCCGCAATCTGCCTCAGCCTGAGGGATACCACCTCGACCTTGCATTCGGAGATGCCGCGGACCCAGCAGCTGCGTTGGAGATTTCACAGAACCTCGTACCAGCGTATGCTGAGCCTGAAGCGAAGGAGAACTGGCGCGAGGGCATCGACATGGTCAAGAGCTTCCTCAAGCTCCAAGACCAGTTTACTCCTGCAGGTGGACTTCTCGTAGTCGACGAGCACGGCACACCGATGAAGAAGCCTCGTCTGTTCGTCGACCACTCCTGTAAGAACCTGATCTTCGAATTCAACAACTACCGGGCACCCGAGACACGTCCGGAGACCAACATTCGTGAGGCTGCGAAGAAGTACAAGGACCACGCACTCGACGCCCTTCGCTACGGCCTTATGCACATCTACAAGCTGGGTTGCAACTCGCGACTCACCGATTTGTATACAGGAACTGCAGAAGTAGATTCCTGGCGCGAGCAGATGTTGGAACCTGAAGGTGACGGCGGGTTCTTCAGCATGGAAGACTTGGAGTTCTGATGAGCGACCAAATGGCTCTGTTCGAGCCGCCAGGAGATCCGGGTTCGATCGCTCTCGCAGAGCTCCTCGACACCCACACAGTGATCGAGGCCTACCCCGGTCCGAACGCCTTCATGATCGTGGAAGAGGGCAAGCAGTTCGCTGAGACCGTCGCAGTCGGTCCCGAACTGGGCTATTCAAGCCCTAGCCCCTTCACGGCGTGGACACGCGAGGAGTGGAACCCGAAGCTTCGTGACAAGATGGGCGTCACTGAGTGGTACCGCATGAAGCGTCTCGACGGTATCATTCGTGGTTCGCTTCGAGCGTTCAAGACCCCTGTCATGTCGGCTCACTGGTTCATGCAGCCCGGCTCGGACTCCACACGTGACAAGAACGCTGCAGACTGGATCTGGGAGAACCTGTACTGCGGCATGAACGTGTCGTGGGCACGGACGCTCGAGGACATCCTGATCATGTGCGAGTACGGCTACTCGGTCATGGAGAAGGTGTACGCGCTCCGTGACGATGGTAAGGTCGGCCTTCGCAAGCTGGCTCCCCGCCACCCGGCAGACATCCAGCAGTTCAGGTACGACCGCAATGGTGGTCCTGACGGTATCGTGATGGAGCCGCAGACCAACATCGGCTCGTTCGATCCCGAGCAGGGTGTGTTCATCCCGATCGACAAGCTCGCCGTGTTCAGCCTCGAAGCGGAAGGGGGTGACATGCAGGGCATCTCGATCTTGCGGTCCGCGTACAAGCACTACAAGTACAAGGACACGTTGTACAAGATCGATGCCATCCAGAAGGAGCGTCACGGCATCGGCGTTCCGATCATCAAGATGCCTCCGGGCTGGAAGCGGGAGGACAAGCTCCTCGCCGAGACCATCGGTCGGAACCTTCGGACGAACGAGCGTGCTCACATCGTCCTTCCGCCGATGTGGGAGATCCTGTTCGCCAAGCTGGAAGGTCAGCCTGTCGACTGCCTCGGATCGATCAACCACCACAACGAGATGATCATGGCGAACGTGCTCGCCAACTTCATCACGGACACTAGCGTGAAGAAGGAGAGCCTGGAGACCTTCTACAAGGCCACTAGGTACGTCGCTGAGACGGTCTCGAACACGATGAACCAGCACGTCATCCAGCCCCTCGTCAAGATCAACTTCAGCCGGGTGAAGCCTCCGGTGCTGAAGGTGCGTCGAATCGGAGAATGGGAAGATGCACGAACCCAATCCTTCACCCTCCGTAACCTCGTCGGGGCAAGCCTCCTACTGCCTGACGACACCCTCGAAGAGCACCTCCGCGCTGAGAACGACCTCCCCGAGATCGACTGGGCGACCCGTCGAGAGCCTCCTGCCCCCCAAGACCCGAACGCACAGGATGACCCCAATGCGCCTGGCACAGAGCAAAACACTCCAGCTCCTCCTAAGCCTGGCCGCGCTGGCCCTCCTCGTCAAGGGGCTGCGAGTCCTGGCTCGCCCCGTGGAAACGGTGGAGTAGACCGATCAGGAGGCAAGTAATGGAGAACTGAACCCCGTTGTAATGCAAAAAGATCCCATATATAATCAGGTCAGCCGAGTCAGGGCAGGGAGGTGAATCATGGCACGTTTTGGTTACTACGCAGACCTCCGAGGGCTCACGTTCACGGAGAACAAGTCGTGGATCCAGGCGATGCGAGTTGGTGAGTACCATCACCCTTCCTACGGGAAGATCAACTTCACGCCGGACCGGCTGCTTCGCTTTGCGGACAGTGTGAAGAGCAAGGTCCGCGGCATTGCGCTCGACATCGACTACGACCACAAGACGGACCCCACGAAGGGGAACGAAGCAGCGGGGTGGGTCGAAGACGCCAAGGTTGAGGGCGACGCACTCTTCCTTCTGGTTGACTGGACCAAGTCGGCCGTGGAGAAGATCAAGGAGAAGGCATACAGGTACTTCAGTCCCGAGTTCCAGGACGAGTGGACCGACAGTACCGGTGTGCAGCACCGTGACGTCCTCTTCGGAGGCGGCATCACCAACAGGCCCTACCTCAAGGACCTGCTCCCGGTCAACCTCAGTGAGTTGGCCTTCGAGCGACAGCTCACGGAGAAGAAGAAGGAAGGTAACGGCATGACCGAAGAGCAGTTGAAGCTGCTGGGTCTGCCCAAGGACGCGACCGAGGAGCAGATCAACGCCAAGCTCCAGGCCGTCACGACGGCAGCAACCAACCCGCACGGAACGACCGACCACACGGGGACCACGCACGCCCCGAACAACGCGGCCAGCGACAAGCAGGGTCGTGTCGACGGCAAGCCGTTCGACGCCACTACGGCCGGTGCGGTCGACAAGGACGGCAACATGGTGACGCCGGAGGAGTTCCAGCTCTCGGAGCTCGCCAAGTCCCAGCCGGCGCTGGCGTTCATGCTCGGTGAGCAGATGAAGCAGAACAAGGCCCTGAGCGAGCAGATCGCCGGCCTGCAGCAGTCGAACAAGGTCAACGAGATCCGAGTCAAGCTGAACGAGTACCGCACCGGCGACAAGATTCTCGCGCCGGCGCTCCTCGACGAGGCCGCGCTCCTCCTGGCCAAGGCGCCGACGGCTCTCCACGAGGACCTGCACAAGCTCCTCAAGACCGTCCAGGGCGGCACGTCGACCGTGCAGCTCGGCGAGGTCGGTCACACCAACAGCGGCAACCGCCAGACCGCGGGCGCCAAGTCGGCCGAGGAGAAGGTGCAGGAGAAGGTCGCCACCATGCGGAAGACCTTCTCCGAGGGCGGCTCGCAGGGCAACTTCTCCGAGGCCGACGCGATGATGGACATCTTCGCGGCCGACCCGGAGCTGTTCAAGACGTACCAGGAAGAGTCGTACCTCTTCAAGGCCTGAGGAAGGAGGCAATAACATGAGTGGTCCCAACTACGTGCTCGACAAGGGCTACAACCTCGAGAACTCGGGTGCTCTTCAGAACATCTACCGGTTCATGAAGTTCGGTACGACCGAGAACAGGGTCCTGCAGTCGACGGCCATCACGGCGATCCCGGTCGGCGTGTGCCAGCAGCGCATCGAGGCTGTGGACTCGGCGACCGGCAACGCCCAGGTCGACGTTCGGCTCCTCGGCATCTCCAAGGTCGAGGCCGGAGCCGCTGTGGCTCTGGGCGTCGAGGTGTCGTCGGACACCACCGGCCGCGCCATCACCGCCGCGACGACTTCACGTGTCGCGGGCATCGCCATGCAGGCAGCAGCCGCTGCCGGCGAGTGGATCGACGTCCTGCTTACGCCGGGCGGACGGATCTTCCCGTAACTATCTGAGGAAGGAGGCACCAAGTGGTTTACAACCCGAATGGTGGGGGCAGTACCCACATCGACAAGCTCCTCACTCAGATCAGCATCGGGTGGGGCTCGTTCGACTACGTGGGCGACGCACTGTTCCCCACCGTGCAGGTCAACAAGCAGTCGGACATCTACTACGTCTACGGTCGCGAGACCTGGCTGCCCGAGCGTGGCGACGAGCGCGCGCCGGGTACCGAGGCCAACGAGATTCCCGGTCTGCAGGTCAGCACGAACCCGTACTACGCCAAGGAGCACGCGCTCCAGATCGCGGTGACGGACGAGGAGCGGGAGAACGTCGACAGCCCGTTGTCGCCGGACCGCGACGGTGCCGAGCTGGTCACGAACAAGATCATGCTGGGCCGCGAGCTCATCATCCGCAACCTGGCGGTCACCGCAGCCAACTACGCCACCGGTAACAGCATCACGCTCGCGGGCGTGGACCGCTGGGACTCCGGCGACGCGGCTGGCTCGCACCCGATCCAGGACATCAAGATCGGTATCCAGGCGGTTCACACCAAGCTGTTCCGTCGGATCAACACCATCCTGATGCCCTACCAGGTGATGGCGGCGCTCGAGGACCACACCGACTTCCTCAACCGCATCATGTACTCCGAACGTGCGATCTTCACGCCGGAGCTCATGTCGGCCCTGTTCGGCGTCCAGAAGTGGATCGTCCCGGGCATCGGCTACAACTCCGCCGCGAACTACGGTGCGGCGGAGACGCTCTCCTACCTCTGGGGTGACGATGTCATCCTGGCGTGGGTGCCCGACCGTCCGGGTCTGAAGATCCCGGCCTACGGGTACGAGTTCCGCTGGGGTCCGCAGTTCGTGGACCGCTGGCGGGAGGAGAAGCGCGTCAGCGACGTGCTTCGCGTCCGGCGTCGCTACGACGTCAAGATGACGGCCCTCGACGCATCCGGCAAGCAGGTCGCCGGCTACGTCATCAAAGACGTTCTGCAGGCGTCCTGATGGCTACGGGTGACGTGGTTTTCACGTCTTCCGCTCTCGAGGTGGTCTCGGCAGCAACCGAGGGCACCAAGCAGACGACGGCGTTGGGCAGTGCACTGGTCAGCGGCTCTCGGGCGACCGAAGTCGACCTCGTCCACAAGTTGTCATCCGCCGCCAACAACCCCTTCGACGTCACGAAGACGTACGTCGTCGAAGTCAAGGAGGCATGACAATGGCCAACACGTTCTACGCCACGACCAAGATCAAGCACGGCGCCCGCGAGGAGGACAACTCGCAGGACGGCAAGTACGTCTCGACCGTGTTCGAGGTCAACGACAAGGTCGAAGGCCTTTCCAAGGAGGACATGGAGTCGCTCTGGAACGCCGGCGCCCTTCGCAAGGGCGGCGGTTCCGAGGACGACGACAACGCCGATGAGTCGGCCGAGGACAAGACGCCGACCCAGTCCCCCACTCCGGTGAAGGCGACGCCGGTGAAGGCGACGCCGGCGAAGGCCCAGCCGTCGGCGAAGTCCTAACGGAGGCCGGGGCCCTGTCAGTTTCGTTGCGTCGGGTGCTGGCAGGGCCCCACCACTAAGGAGTAGAGATGGCAAGGATCTTACTGACGGAAGCTGCAGCTTGGGGCGAGAAGACCAAGCTGGCGACCGTGCTTGCCACTCTCGACACTGACCTGCTGACCCAGGTCGAGAACGAGGTTCTGGGTCGGTTGGCGAGTGTCGCTGACACTTCGTCTTGGGTAGACTCGGCAACGACGCCGGGTCTAGTCAAGACGATCCTTGCCAAGCTTTATGTTGCATGGGTGATCGATCGGCAGTACTCGGAGGACGAGGACCTCAACGCCTACGCGACGTTGCTCCGTGCGGGTGCGCAGACCCTTCTCGACGACATCATCTCGAGCGAGGTCGACATCCCAGGAGCGATCGTGAATGGTGACGGTCTTCCTTCGGTCTACCCAACCGACACCGATCCGCTTGCAGGTCCGTACTTCCGCATGGATGCGATCTTCTAAGGAGGTGTTCAATGGCTGATGTTGATCCTGCTGTCGGTGCATTGACTGCCGCCTCGATCGCAGCAGGCATGGATAAGATCCGCTTCGACAAGTCCATCCAGTCTTTCGAGTTCAAGCCCTCCCTGGGCATCGTAGCTAAGCAGCTACAGATGTTCGGTGCGGAGTTCAAGGACATGCGTGAGCCTCTCAAAAAGGCTGTCACGGATGTCATGCAGTACTCGATCCTGGAGAACTTCATGACGGGAGGTCGTCCAGAGAAGTGGGACGATCTCACGTACTACACGATCCGTCGGCGCAAGGGTAAGGCACTGCCTGTTCTAGTCTGGACTGGTGCTTTGGCAGAAGGGGCCTCTTCGCCGAGCATCTGGTCTATCGGTTCAGCTACTGCTACCGTGCGAGACCTGCCACAGAAGATCTGGTACGGCAAGGTTCATCAGGCAGGCGCTGCAGGTGACGATTCCCTAGGCGCAGGCAACTGGTTCGACAAGTACAAGAAGGCTGCAGCGAAGATCGAAGGTCCAGAGGCGTCGGACGATGAGATCACCAAGACAGCTTACAAAATCTTCGATGCGCGTGTGACTAAGCATGGCATCGCACCTCAGGCGACTGCTGACATCCCTGCTCGACCCTTCATCCTATTCCAAGAGGAAGACCTGGATGCTATCCAGCTTATCTTCGCTCAGTGGATCGAGGAGAAGGCACGCTCAGTGGGGAGGTTCGTCTGATGGCCGCACACAGTTGGAAGCCGAGTATCGCCGCGCAAAGAATCAAGCTGCTGTTCGACGACAACAAAGTCTCGCTCGTCGGCGCAGACGGTATGATCTTCTACGGCGACCAGACCAAGCTCCCAGTCACCCCGATCATCTGTGTCGAAGCTGGTCAGACGGCTCGTGCGCTTGCAGGCGTTGGCGGTAACGGTCGAGTCGAGAACATACTCAGTGTCGACATCTTCTACTACTACGCCAGGGTGCAAGAGGTACAGGTAGCGAAGCTCGCTGCGGAACAAGGTGGCGAGGCGATCGCCGATCTCCTCGACCAAAACCCTACACTGGCACGTTCCGGTGATGGCGGAATCGTGATCCATGGGTTCATCGACATGGTCGACCCTGGCTATGCGATCAAGCAGGGAACATTGTGGCACGCCGTTCGCCTTCGGTGGACTGGTAAGACCAAGACACTATTGGGGGTCTGATGCCGTACAAGATCAAGGCGGACAAAGCAGGGATGATCGACCACCTGGGCGTGTTCGCAGAGGGCGAGGAGCGCATCTTCTCGGACGAGGAGATCGAGGCCTTCCTCGCCATGAAGGGCGTACCGGCCCACAGTGCACTGCCGGAAGGGTTCACGGTCTCCAAGTCCTCGAAGAAGGCCTTGGCCGACCAGGACCTCGAGGGTGACGCCCTCGCCGCGCAGGAGAAGGAAGTCGCCAGGCTCCAGCAGGAAGCCGCGACCAACAAGAAGGCGGAGGAAGCCTGATGGCATTCGGAGTCGGTGCTGGCGGTATCATGGGCATCGCCCTGGAGACCGTGTCAGGCACCTACACTGCACCAACCAAGTACGTCCCGTTCAACAGCGAGTCGCTGACGGTCGCGAACGAGACCAACTTCCGTCGGGCGATCCGCAACTCGCCAGACGTCACCTACGCGGTGCCGGGGAACATCCACCCCGAGGGTGACATCGAGATGGATGCCTTCGACGACATCCTCCCGTACTTCATGATGGTGTCGCGCATGACGGTCGTGAAGACGGGTACGACACCGAACTTCACCTACACCGGTACGCCGAACGCCCTGGCCGTGCCGGCGAAGACGATGTCGATTACGATCGTCCGAGACGGTATCGTCTTCGGCTACGTCGGCTGCGTCGTGAGTTCGTTCACGATCGGCATGGACGACGGCACGATGACGTACACCGCCACGATCATGGCCAACGACGAGGCCGTGCAGTCCGCGCCGACTCCGACGTGGCCGACGACCACGCCCTACGGCATGGGCATGTACACGATCGAGATCCCGACCGCGTCGACCGTCACGGACACCGACACGTTCGAGTTCCAGGTCGAGGACAACGGCGAGCCGCAGTTCCGACTCAAGTCGACCGGGCGTGGTGCGAACTTCATCAAGTTCGGCGAGCGCGAGGTGACGCTGTCGGTCGAGCGCGACTTCCAGACGCGTGTCGAGTACGACGCGTTCAAGGCGGTCACGGCACAGTCGATCCAGATCACGGCCAGCAAGGGAGCGAACAACAACATCGTCCTCCTGTGCGCCGTGAGCATCAAGGACAGCTACGAGGTCAACCTCAGCGGCCAGGGTGACCTGGTCCGAGCGCAGGTCTCGTACCAGTGCCTCGTCGGTCCGGCCACGCCGTCCTACCTGCTGACGGTGAAGGGCCAAGAGGACATCACGTAATGAAGGTGACAGAGCGACTAGCCAGCGGTAAGTTCTGGATGTACTTCTGGCTAGTCGTTCTGGTTCTAAACGGCGTGTGGGGTTTTGTCACGATGCTAACCCCGCTGCGGTCCAGTACCGTGAATTTGAACGCATTGTCCGTAGAGGCAATTTGGTTGGCTTGCGGTGCCGGCTTCCAGTCGACACTGAGCATGCGCAAGGCAGATGACAAGGACTCCCTATGATTGAGGCGATCATAGGTGCCCTTGAGTTACCGTTCATATTGAACACTCTGTTCGGAGGGAGAACAGAAATGCCAGTAGCAGTTGTAGTCGCGGAGAACAAGAGGTTCGACCTCAAGACGGCTCCGCCGGATGGCTACGTGGTCATTCGTCAGATGTCCTACGGTGAGAAGATCCAGCGGACCGGCATGACCGGCGCGATGAAGCTTCTGAAGCAGACCGCGCACTCGGACGTGATCGGTGAGCTGTCGATGGCCACCGAGAACATCACCTTGTGGGACTTCGCCAACCTGGTGGTGGAGCACAACATGCAGGACCAGGACGGGCGCAACCTCGACTTCAAGAACGCTGTGGACGTGCGGAAGCTTACGTCCGTCGTCGGTGACGAGATCGGCACGTACATCGACGAGTACAACAACTTCGAGGCGGACGAAGACCTGGGAAACTGATCGGGCGGATCAGGGCGCATATTGTCCTTGACCGCAAACCGGAAGAGGACGTGGTCGAGGCCGTTAACCTGTATTGGATGTGCGATCAGTTCAAGCAACTTCCATCACAGGGTAGCGTCCTCGACCAGCCAGCAAGGCTGATGCATCTGTTCGAAGGTATCATGTTTGCGAAAGCTGAACGTGATACCAAAGATGCCAAGGAACAGGAGAGGGAGGCGAAGCGTAGTGCCCGCAAGCGTTAGGGACCTCCTTCTTCTTATTCGTACGAAGGAAGATGTTTCCCGTGCGATGGACAGCATCAGTTCGTCTATGCGTCGTACGTCCGCCGCTGCGAATGCGGCAGCTGCTCGTGCTAGGGCTGCCGCACTCAGGGCTCAAGCTGTCCAGGCTAAGTCTACTGGTGCTACGAAGGACCAAGTCGAGGCACTACGTTCGTCGGCACGTGCTTGGGATGCGCACGCCAACAAGATCCAGGCGAATGCAAAGCGCCTGGAGAACATCAAGCAAGCACTCTCTGGTGTAGGCAAAGTCGCCGAGCTGACCGGTATCACTATGGTCGCTGCTGGCGGCTTCATGGCTCTTGGTCTAGGAAAGGCTGTCCAGACAGCTTCTGACTGGGACAAGCAGGTCCGGCTCACCTTCACCCAGGTGGACAAGAAGTACAAGCCGACACTGAAAGAACTTGGTGACATCGGTCTTCGTGTCTCCAAGGACATCGCTGTACCGTTCAATACGGTGCAGGACGCACTCTTCGACGTGTTCTCGTCGACTGAAGCTAACCTGCCTCAGGCCGAAGCCCTTCTGCGATCCTTCGCGAAGGCTGCCGTCGCAGGTAACACTGACATCCAGACCGCGTCGCGTGCGACGATTGGTATCATGAACGCGTACCAGCTACCGTTCAAGGATGTCAACAAGGTTCTGGACATTCAGTTCAAGCTCGTCCGAGAAGGCGTTGGTACGTATGAGGAATGGGCCCAACGAATTGGTCTCGTTACCCCGTCAGCGGTCCGCGCTGGTCAAAGTCTCGAAACAATGGCCGCGGCACTCTCGACGTCAACTCGTCTTGGCACTTCTGCGGCGCGAGCAGGTACTGCGGTTGCGCGAGCGTTCGATGCTATGTCGAATCCAAAGACTGAGAAGGCACTAGCCCAGATCAACGTCAAGACTCGTGATGCTAAGGGTAACTTCAGGCCTCTCGTTGACGTCTTGGGTGACTGGCGCAAAGCTCTCGAGAAGATGCCCAAGGCTGACCGAATCAAGAACATCATCGAGACGCTCAAGGGAGCCGGCTCGACGATTGAGGCCCGGCGCTTCCTCCAGAACATGCTGCTCACCAAGGGTGGCCTCGAACTCTTCCAGGACCAGATCAAGACCTTCGCAACTGACAAGGGTGCCTTCCAGGACGCCTACGCGGAGATGTCCAAGTCCATCTCATCGAAGACTACCCTGCTCAAGAATAGTTGGAAGACGCTCGAGCTGGCAATTGGTCAAGCACTACTGCCGATATTCAGCAAGCTGGTCGACGGCCTGCAGCGAGTCACTACTTGGTTCAATAAGTTGACGCCTGGCCAGAAGCATATGATTGCAATGGTCCTGCTGTTGGTTTCGGGACTCACTATCTTGGCAGGCATTGTACTAGTCATCGTCGGAGGCATTGCTGCTCTGATCGGCACGATTGCTACTGCAGGCGCTGCCTTCCTTCCCCTAGCTGCGGCAATAGCTGGTGTGGCAGCCATTGTAGCAATCATCACGACAACCATCGTCCTCTTTGCTGCTGGGATGTACATCGCCTACCAGAAGAGCTTGCCTCTCAGGAACCTGATGTATGAGGTTTCCCAGACGGTAAAGGATGCCTGGACAAACATCAAGGAGTTTGCTTCAGGACTTTGGCAGGCCTTTAGCTCACGCGTGTTGCCTCCGCTGCAGCAACTCTGGGGAGTTATCCAGACAAAGGTCATGCCAGCGGTTGCCGGCCTAGTTAGGTGGTTCCGCACGGAGCTCATGCCTGTCGCACGAAAGACAGGCGAGTACATCATTACTAACTTGATTCCGGCATTCAACCAGGCAGCGACCTTCATCCGCAGCTATCTGATCCCTGCGATCAGCCAGGCAGTGGATTGGTGGAACCGTAACAAGGATGCCATCCTTCCCATCATCAAGTTCCTGGCACAGACGATCGCAGTCGGACTTGTCGTGTCGGCGTGGTTGGCAGGTAAGCTGGTTCAGGGCTTGATCATTGCGGCCCAGTTCAGCATCGCGTTCGGTAAGGTTCTAATCCAGAGTGTGATCGTCCCAATCAAGTTGGTCTGGGCAGCTATTCAGACTGTCATTGGTTGGCTGAAGAGCCTGTACAACTGGTTCAAGAAGGTTGGCGAAGGCGCTGCCAACGGATTCAAGTCGGCCAAGCAGGCAGTAACTACCGGTATCAACGCCATCAAGAATATGTTCTCGGGCGCTAGCGGGTGGCTCCTATCCGCTGGTGCTAACATCGTGCGAGGCCTTACAAATGGTATCCGCGGTAACATCGGGATGATCCGTGCGGCAGGTGCAGCAGCTGCGCAGGCTGCTATCTCTGCTGCAAAGGCAACCTTGAAGGTTCAGTCGCCATCGAAGGTCTTCAAGGACATCGGCGCTAACGTCGTACGAGGCTTCGTCCTAGGTGTTCAGGGCAACCGGAAGAAGCTGCAGGATACGTTCTTCGCCTTGGCTCGTGACATCAAGCGAAGCATCAACGCTGCCGACATCAAGAGCTCGGCAAAGAAGTCGATGCTGAACCGTTGGACCAAGACGCTGAACAAGAACGAGTTGGCGCTACTGAAGTTGGAGAGCAAGCGTTCGAGCCTCCAGACCAAGTTGGCTGCGGCTACCCAGAGCTATAACGACCAGCTCAAGATCCGCAACGACTTGGCAACTGCAATCACCAATGCACTGGCTGCTAGTGCAGACTTGACCAGTCTGGACGATACACAGAAGACCTCAGCTAAGTCGATGGCGGAGGCAATGAAGATTCGTCTCGACGCGCTGAAGACCTTCCAGGCGAACTTGACGTCGCTAGCGAAGCGAGGTTTCGACAAGCAGACGATTGCAGACTTGGCAAGTCAGGGAGTCGATCAGGCAGGTCAGATCACTGCAGCGCTTGCAGCCGGTAGCCAGAACGACCTGAATCAGCTCTCGACGATTCAACAGCAGATCCGTGCAATGGCAGGCAACACAGGCAACGTGGTTGCTGACAGCTTGTACAAGGCAGGCATCGATGCTGCAGCGGGTCTGATGAAGGGCCTCAACAGTCAGATTGCAGCCATCACCAAGCAGATGACCGCGATCGCCAATGCACTAGTGAAGGCGATCAAGAAGGAACTGGGCATCAAGTCGCCGTCGAAGGTGATGGCTGCACTCGGTGTCAACACGGCACAGGGCTACGCTAACGGTTACCTCAACCACATGAACAAGCAGCAGCGTAGTATGGTACGCGCGAGCATGTTCACTCCTGGTGCTCCGGGCTACCGTACGCGCGCAACTGCTACTCCTTGGGGTGGCGACCAGAAGACCATCCACAACCAGTTCAACATCAAGACGCAAGAGATCGATCCCCGCAAGCACTCCGCTGAGCTGGGCTGGGAATTGCAGGGGAGGATGTAGTGAACGACTTCGAGTATCGTATGGGAGACGTGGGCACTGTCCTGAATCCCAACACCCCTGGACTGCCCTTCTGTGACATCACGAAGGTTGGCGGACTCGATACTCCTGAGATCCGTACATCCGAGCGTGACCACGAAGGTGTCGACGGTGGGTACCTCGATGCCGAGTTCGAGAAGATGCGGACGATCACTCTTGAGGGTCAGGTGATTACTGATGGCCTTACTGCCGAGACCTTCCTCGACCAGCTCAAGTACGAGTGGGCGCCGAGGTCGTCGCCGATCCAGTTCTACTTCCAACACCCGGGAGTCGCGGAGCGGACGATCTTCGTCAAGCCTCTCGGAGTCAAGTACGATGTCGACTCCTTGCGACGACTCGGATCAGCTGACATCCAGTTCATGTGTCAGGCAGAAGACCCAAGGGTCTACGACAGCAACCTCCTGACGCTCCCAATCAACCAGGGGGTGTCAGCAGTTACTGGTCGCGGCTTCCCCAAGAGTTTCCCTTTTGGGTATGGTGCGGCTGTAGATCCTACAACCACCAATGCACACAACTTCGGCAACCGTCCTACGACGGCGCTGATCAGCATTCCAGGACCGGTAACCAACCCACGCATCGTGAACACTACGTCCGGCGACGAGATGGTGTTCACCATCGTACTGGGAGTGGGTGACACATTGGTTATCGATTTGTACAACCGCACAGTCCGCCTCAATGGTACGGCATCGCGGAGGAACACGCTCGTCGATCCGAACTGGTTCATGCTACAGCCGGGTGACAACTTCCTTCAGTACCGTGCCGACACGACTGGCAACCCTGCAGCATCCATCTCCTACAGGAACGCCTGGAGGTAACAATGGCTCTGAATCAACCCCCAGCCTTCCTACAGAACGCTGGTGCTGTACACAACGCAGACCTCGATCGACAGGCAGTAACGATTGCCCAGTCGGGTCCTCGTGCGTCGACGTCTCTCGTACCGCGAGGAGGTGTTCACCCGCACCTCGGTGGCCAGATGGCGGTGTCGCAGAACGGTTCGCCGAACATGTCGGTGAACGTTGCTACCGGCGTTGTCATGATGGCGGGTTCCGAAGGTGCAACGCAGGCCAGCTACGTGGCAGTGGCACCGTCGATCACGAACGTCGTCATCACGGCTGCAAACGCCACACTCCCCCGGATCGACTTGATCGTCGTCAACGTTCGTGACTCGGCTTACTCAGGTGCGAACAACGACTGGCAGATGCAGGCGATCGCAGGTACTCCGAACGCTTCGCCGGTGGCTCCTGCAGCTCCTGCGAACTCGGTCATCCTGGCTCAGGTCCTTGTCGGTGCGAACGTGACCACCATCACGAACGCGAACATCACCGACGTCCGACCGTACTCCGCCTACGGCATTATCCTCTGCCGCTCCACAGCGGACTACCCCACCGTAGCACTCGAGGGCATGGTCGTGTACAACGCGACCGACAACAACCTCTCGGTGTACGACGGCGCTGTCTGGTCGTCAGCGAAGGGTGCCCAGTTCCTCCAGCGAGTCATCGTGACAGTGACGGGATCCTTTACGAAGGCCAGCTTCCCTGGTCTGAAGAAGGTTCGTGTGTGCTGCCAAGGTGGCGGCGGGGCTGGCGGCGGTACGGGTACCACTGCAGCTGCAACGACTACTGGTTCCGGTGGTGGTCAGGGTGGTGCGTACGCCGAGAGCTGGGTGGACGCTTCCGCGATGGCAGCTTCGGTTACCGTAACCGTCGGTACGGGTGGCGCAGCTCTTTCAGGTGGTGCGGGCGGTAACGGCAACTCGACGAGCTTCGGCTCAACGGTTATCGCTCCTGGTGGAACTGGTGCAACCGGTAGCGGCGTGGGTGCCAACACATCGTTCGGCTTGGCTGGCGGTACGGGTGCGCAGGTTATGACTGGCGACTTCCAAGTCAGTGGCGGCGCAGGTCAGTGGGGCGCTCGGTTGGGTAACGGCACTACGGCTGTTGCAGGTCAGGCAGTAGCTGGTATCGGCGGTTCGAGCTACTTCGGTAACGGTGGCGAGGGCGGCAACGCGACCGGTGGTGGTGACGGTCGAGGTTTCGGCGGCGGTGGCGGTGGCGTTACGTCCAACCCGTCGAGCGCGACTCGTGCGGGAGGTAACGGCGCTCCCGGCGTGGTAGTATTGGATCTCTACGTGTAAGGAAGGAGGCGCAATGAGTGGGTTCCCCTGGAACACGGTTGACATGCTCACGCCGGGCATGAAGCATCTCGGCAACAGCATCAACGCAGCGTACCCGAAGCGCGGTCGTACAAGTGACGGCGCTATCGGGGACTACGCTCACACGCAGGAAGACAGCGATCACAATCCTGACGACACCGGTAAGGGCAATGCCGGGTGGGATGGTGACGCTGACAAGACCAAGGACGTTCGCGCGATTGACGTGGATGTCGATCTGAAGGGTGATGGCAGCGCCAGTCGCACGAAGCGGAACGCTGACGTCCAGGCGCTCGTGGATCATATCCGCAAGTTGCCGAACATCGCGTCGGTGCTGCGCTACATCATCTACGCGAACACGATGTACCACGTGCGGGACAACTTCGAGCCGACCCCGTACGCCGGTGCGAGCAAGCACTACGAACACGTTCACTTCAGCGGTGCCTGGACCGAAGCCGCTGACCAGAACACCACCTTCAACTACCGCCTCGAGGAGGTAACTGACGTGCCGATCACCAACGACGACGCGGACCTGTTCATCGCCCGCATGGTCACCCGGATGAAGAACCCCGACGACGACTTCTGCAAGCAGATGCGGGCCGTCGGCTGGCAGTACAACGGTGGAGGTCTGCCGGAGGCAGACACCACGCTCGATGCGCTCTCGGACGCCGGCATCGCTCGTCGCATCGCGGAGGAGGCTTCCGCCAAGCTCGACCGCCTCCTGACCTTCCTGCAGGTGCCGGACCAGACGCCGGTGCTGGACGCGACCAAGGGTCAGCCTTCGGTCAAGAAGGCGTAGTCATGGGCTCCGAAGTTCGCTACGTCTTCGGTGACTTGCTTACTGGGCAGGTGATCGAAGAGATCGACTGCTCCGGAGTTAGTCTTGGCGATTCGCTCGAAGGCGGCGAATTTCGGGGCACCTTCTACCTCGACCAGACTGGGAAGAACAACGCAGACCTAGCAGCGGCTACGTTGCCTGGTAAGAACTTCGTAGTGGTCGAACGTAACAGCGTGCCGGTCTGGGGCGGCCTCGTCTGGTCCAGGACGTACCAGTCGCAAGCTAAGGTTGCACAGCTGTACGCTAAGACGATGGATCAGTATCCGTCGAAGCGGTTCATTACTGACGACATCACGTTCACCAATGTCGAGCAACGCAATATCTTCAGGCAGCTGTACCTCAACATGCAGGCTGACCCGAATAGTCCACAGATAGTCCTGCCACCGATGGCTGCTGACGCTAACCTGATCGACTACAGCGTTGCAGGCTCCGAGCTGAGGTTCTACCGTGACGCGTTCGACGAACTGTCCACGACGGAGAACGGCTTTGAGTGGCACATCGACATCGCACGTGTCGCAGGCAACTATGTCTGGACACTGCGAATGGGTGCGCCGACCATCGGCCAGCCCCTAAGTGACAGTAGTATCATCTTCGAGTATCCAGGACCAATCCTCAACTACTGGCAGAACGACACCATCGGCGGTGCCGGCACTAACATCTTTGGTGTTGGTGCTGGTGAGGGTGAAGCCATGGCACAGGTTGAGGTCGTGCACACTGGTCTACTGTCGGCAGGCTTTCCTCGATACGACCAGTCAGTGTCATTGAAGAACGTTAGCGACCAGGACTCACTGGAAGCTCTGACTCAGATTCAGGCACAGGTGTTGAAAGCACCAATGCCTGTCTTCACGGTCGAGCTCAAGGGCGGTCGCGATCCAGACTTCGGTGACTGGGCGTTGGGCGATTACAGCAAGCTCGTGATCAAGGATCCGATGCATCCGAACGGGATGACCCATCCAGCTCGAATCCTGCAGTGGGACTACACACCGCCTTCGGCAGACGGTGACGAAGAGTATCGGCTCACATTCGAAGGGGAGGACGCAGATGACGGTTAAGCAGCAGCGTACCAAGCCTGACCTAGTCAACCAGCTTGCGGACTTCAACAAGCGTCTCGCTGCATTGGAGACAGCCAACAGGCTGGGTACTTCATCGGTCGACGCAGGCGAGCTGGCCATCCGTGGTGGTGACGTTACCGTTCGTAGCGACAATGGTAACAAGGTCACTCAGCTTCTCCACGGTACGAACCCATCCATTCGGATGTATCCAGGAGACAACCCGACGCCGCTCTATCGGGCGAACATCTTCTCCTGGCTTCCGGCAGATGGTTCTGCACTACAGCTGAGTGTCGAACGTAACAACGACGGTGCACAGTTCGGTGGGAAGGTTCTCCTACTTCCGAACGGTGCCTACTACACGGTGCAGCGTCCTGGCAAGCCTGAGGTGTACATCAGCCTGGCTCAGTTCGGCATCTACGATGAGCACTTCAGATTCCAGGGACGCTGGATCAGCGACGATCAGATCACGTCGGCTGATGGCATCGTGATGGGGAAGAGTGCCATCGGAGCTGGCTTCGGCGCAGCTGGCTTCGCCTTCATCTACCCATTCGACAGAGTCCCGATCGTCCTGTACAGTTTGGCAGACACTACAGGTGCCGTTATGCCTGCCAACGGATTGTCCACGCTGGACCAGACGGGCTTCACGGTAGCTTGGGCCACCGGTACAACTGCGAAGACGATCTCATGGGTGGCGTTCAGAATATGATCGTTCAATTCAGTGAGGCACAGACTGTAGGCGACCAGTACCACGTAACTGCTGTCATAGACAACGACATGAAGCAGTTGCTAGTCGTCACAACTCCACACGTGGCGGCTTGGGCAGACCGTCTCGGAGTGAGTCATGACGATGCAATCGATGCGATCCTAGAGTCGCGATTCCCTCCTGGGACGGTGTTTCTACCTTTGGCAGAGGAACACCGTACCGAGATCACTGAAGGAGTACAAGATGTCGAGGTACACGAAAGCTTGGGCAGCCCTGCTGGCAGGCCTGATCGTGGCAGTGCCGGCCTTCCAGGCGGCGCAGAGCGACGGAGTTTCGTTGGGCGAGTGGCTGACCATTCTGGGGTTGTTCGTCCCAGCGGTCGTAAGCGCGTTGGCGCCCGCAAACAAACTCACCACGGGTGAGCTGGTCGACCAGATCGACAAGAACCCGGATGTGCAGCTGAAGTCGATCACGGCTTCGCCTGACATCACCAAGTAACAGACTCCTGGCCCTGCACCCCTCGGTTCCTCCCCGAGCGCCTTGGTGCAGGGCCAGGTTTCTACTTCTTGAGCTTCGCCAGCCAGCTACCGTCGTGAAGCGTGAACACTAGGTAGTTGAGGAGGTGGCGGATAGCGTCACGCTCATGCCGCGAACGGCCCTTCCACAACTCCACACGCTTCAGTTTGTCGTCGTTCCAGAAGTGGTTCTCACCCTTGCCCTTCTGGGAAGGTGAGACCATGATGCACAGGACATGGTTGAGGTCACACCAGATCCTGATGACGCCGACGTACTCGCCTGCATCGTAGTTCAGGTTGTCACGATCCTGCTTGTCCTTCTGGAACTCGAACTTCTCCAGAAGAAGCACGTCGCCAGGTGCGACATGGTCAGCGAGCCAGTCCCAGAGGTACTTGTGCTGACTGATCCCGATGTCTTTGCTAGCCTGCTCGAGGTCGAGTGTCAAGCTGACCACTACCAGATCGATCAGGTGGATGCTTGCAATCCCAGTGTGAGGCCCAGGATCAATCGACCAGACTCTCAACGAGCTCTCCTGTCATCGCGATTGCTATCGGCTGACGCTCAGCGGTGAAGTATTCGCCACTAAACGCGGAATGATCGTAGTCGTCGACGACGTAGTCGAATTCCTGACCACGAAGGTTCGCGTAGAAGTCCTGCGGGCCCCACACGGACTTGGCGATCTGTGCGCGCGTGTGATTATGCGTAGCTGGACAGGTTTCCTTAAGGTGAGTGTGGCTACGCTGACAGAGCCAGTCGGCGCTGACCTTGCACAGTGTCTCGTTGACCATCCGAGATGTGTGCAACACCCTGCGGTGTGTAGGAGTCACAATGACTCGTGACCACTGAGGGTAGCCCTCCTTTATGTGCCCCGCCAGTAACCACTCGATGAGCTTGGTTGTCTTACCTGATCTCCGGTCACCTACAATGATCTTCACGGATTCTCCGTCCATGGGCCGTGTGGAGTTTTGTTCAAGGACATCCTGGTTAGACGAGGGTTAGACCGAGCAACTCTTTCACGGGTCCTAGGGTAAAGACCTAGCGAAGTCATTCGGTCTAACCCTCGTGCTAACTAGTTAGACAGCCCTTAGACTTGCTCGCTAGCTAGTTGTTCTCTAGCGAGAGCGATCCACTCTTTGCGGTCCTCGATCTCCGCTTCCCACCGAGCGATGCGTCGCTGCAGAGTCTTGGCGTTCGAGGTGATCGCCAGCTCGATGTTCTCGGGCTTCAGGTTTGCCTTGTTGCCGTCCTTGAAGATGGCTCGCTCGCCCGATACGAGGGCCCGTCCCAGCTTGCGTTCCAGGACGAGAGTGTGCGTGGCGACCCAGCCACGGTCCTCGGTCTTCGTCTGGCTGTAGCCGTTCTGGTTGACGGTGACCGTCCCTACGGCTGCAACCTTACCTCTGGCCATCGGGATCCTCCTCTTCTTGTACTGTTCCCATGGTTACTTGAACGTTGATACCTTCAAGTGCCAGCCCTGCTGCAGCTCTTGCAAGGACTTCTGCTGCCTTCGAAACTTGATTCGGATCGTCTGAGACGACTGTGACACTAACTACGATCACAGGTCACCCCAGTTTGTTCCGTAGCTGATGTCTACTTCGAATGGGACGTAGGTGGTGATACGACAAGCCGCTTCGACCATCTCGCGTCGTAGCATCTCGGACACCAGCTCACGGTCCTTCTCGGCACACTCTGCGACGAGGGCGTCGTGGATCGTGAGGCGAATGAAAGCAATGCCGCGTAGTAGAGGCCGAAGTCGAATAAGAGCTGAGAGGCAAATGTCCGAGGCCGTCGACTGTGGGAGGTAGCTGAGGGCTTCATTGAAGACGCCGTTCTGGTTCTGCTTCGTGATGAGTGCGAACCGTCGACGCCGACCGAACGGTGAGATGAGGTCATGCCCGTCGAGGACGCGCTGCTTGATTGAGGCCTGCCAGTCCACGGTAGCAGGAATCGTGTCGAGGAACGCTGAGAAGTCCCTTTGCGCTTCGTGGAGAGGAATCTTGTACTCCCTGGCGATGGAGTAGTACTCCCGTCCGAAGGCGATGCCGTAGAAGAATGCCTTGACTCTGACACGCTGTTCCTTGTTGTTCGGATCGAATCGACTCTTGTATAGGCCTAGGCCTAGTTGGTTGAAGAGGTCTGCTCCGCTGGCGAAGATGTCTCGCAGGTATACGTCCTGAGCCAACCAAGCAATGACTCGGCCTTCAGCCTGCTTGTAGTCCGCGTGTACGAAAACGTTTCCAGGCTTGCTGACAACGAACTGCCTCTTGATAGCCTTGTCCCGAACAATGTTTTGTAGGTTCGGATTCCGAGACGCCAGGCGTCCACTTGTTGTTCCGTGGAGGAGATAGTTGGTAAAGACACGATTGCCGTAAAGCCTTTGCCGAATACCCTTGACAAAGGTCCCGTATCGCTTCGCCTCGAAACGATGCTCCAGTAGTCCGTTAACGAACATACCTGCATAGGATGTTTCGGAGAGTCTGTCTTGAAGACCAAGTAGTGCCTCCTTGTTCGTGGTCTCCATCCGAATGCCTTGGTTGTACAGGAACTCCTTGACCTGCTTCGGCGACCTCGGGTTGATCTCGACCACTTCACCCTTGGTGGCGAAGTTGACGATGTCGCTGAGGGCCTTCTCCATGTCGTTGAGCTTGGCGACGTACGAGTGGCTCAGCTCGGTGTTGTAGTCGACGTCAACCGTGATGCCGTTGAGTTCCAGGTACATCAGCTGGTTCGATGCTGCAACCAGGAAGTCATGCCAGTCGCGAAGCGACTTGACTGGGAGATCGGGATAGGGCCATTCTTCAGTCGTGACAGCATCCAGTTCAACGCTGAAGAGCTCGAATAGGTTCCAGGTACAGGCAACGTCGAGGGCGTTGTACTTGTAGAGGATCTCTCGAGGGATGTTGGCGTAGTTCCCTCCGCGCGGCACGTACTGTTTGATCTCGTCGTCGTATGCTGGTGCACCCAATCGTTCCACGGCCAGGATCTTGAGACCATGCCCACCCGAACGTTCGTCCAGAGCGTAATGCGCGAGCATTGTGTCAAACCACAATTCCAAACGGGGGAATAGTGGCCAGAGTCCGGCAAGATCGAACTTCCCATTGTGTGCGATAAGCTTAGAGCGATGCAGTAGTTTTGCCAGGCGTCCCCTGACTTGTGCATTCTTCATCGCCTCCTCGCCGATGACAGCTGCTTCGCCCTTCGCCCAGGCGAGTCCGACGCAGAGCATCTGGTACATGTTCGGGTGACCGAATGAGGTATCCTTCTCGATACCGACTTCGATGTCGACGACCAAGTCATACGTCTCGGTCGAGTTCTGTTGCGCCATGAGGTCGTCGAGGAATGTGACAGCCATGAGAGGCTCGTCGAAGTAGCCCCAGTTCGGCTCTCGCCAGTCGCCGAGCTCTAGCTGGTTGACCTTACCGATGTCCGTGACTAGCGTTGGAAATGCATCTGCATTTCGCAGACAGTAAGCTGGGTGCCACGTCGGGATAACTCTTTGAACACTCCCACCGCTAAGCGCTCCTGTAGGCCGCTTGGGGGGCCCCACTCGTAGTGAGGTAATGGTCCGAGGGTCGTCAACGAGAGCGTTAACGGCCGTTCCACCCAGTGCAACGACATCCGTAGCTCCTGAGGCCCGAAGTTCCCCCATGAGACGTGGTCGACAAGCAGCTTGTGCCGCCGCAGGAGGTGTAGCATTATCCGCGGGGCGACATAGGCAAACATTAGTGTACATCACCTCACTTCGCTTGAAGCCGTGGTAGTTCAGGACCTTGTCCAGTAGCTGACCAGAAGGGCCCTTGAAGGGCTCCTTGTAGATCGTCTCCTGAAAGCCAGGAGCTTCGCCCACTACTGCGAGGCGGGGCGCCCCCACTGGAATCAGTGAGGGCGCCATGCGCTCGTCCTTGAGTGGGCACGCGGAGCAGTTAGCTCCGGGCGCCTTCGGTTCCACGTGCCCACCTCATGTACGTGTTGATGTTGTCCTGCAGCAGGTAGCGGTCGAAGCCGCCCGACCAGTCACGTTCGAAGTACTCCACCGGCCGTTCGATGCGAGCCGCGTAGGTCGTCAGTACGACACCTGCGAGGGTGTAGTTGTACGGCAGCGAACTGTCGACACTACGTACCCACGGGAACCTGTCGGCGATCAGGCTCACCTCGTTTGGGACCTTCGGGTTCGTCCCGAGCAGGTGGAACTTGAATCGATCCTTGTACTCCTGGTTCACGTTGAGAACCTGGTACCGGAAGTACTTGTCGATGTCGCAGAAGTGCCTCGGGATGCCGACCGTGGTGATCTGCGGCCACTTCGCGAACTGTTCGAGACTCTCGATCACTTCGCCCATCGACCCTGATGTCTGCAGCACACCCATCATGCCGAACGTGTAGCTCGGCTTCATGAAGTTGTACCAGACGTCGTAGGCCTTGATGGCCTTGACCGACGACTCGATCGTACCCTCGACGCTTCGCATCTTGTCGGGCAGGACGATCTCGTTGGCCTTGATGTCCAGTGCCGTGTTGAAGAGGTAGTCGTTCGTGACCATGTCCCCTTCGTAGGCACCGTTGTCCAGGATCACGAAGTCGTCAGGACCGACAGGGCCGTAGCCGCGAGTGAAGGCCTTCTTGTAGTCCGGATCGGCCGAGCACTGCTGAGCGAGGACCAGGTGGAAGTCCGACTGTCCGGCAGTGAGGTACAGACCCATCGGCGGGATGAGTGCGGCTTTCACTCGCGCACCATCAGCCCGCGGACGACCACGTCGTCCTTCGTCTCCGACACGATCTCGAGCGTCTGGCCCTTGACCATGTTGACCATCCTGCCGTCGATCTGGTGGACATCGACGGAGCGGTCGGCCTCGTTGTACTTGACCGGCGGGATCGATCCGATCTCCGGGAAGTACTCGTTCTCCGTGAAGAAGTCCTGGACGTCCTTGAACAGGTTGTTGTAGACCATGGACGGGTTCACTGGCCGTCTCCCTTCGAGATGAAGCCTGCCTTGCCGAGCATCTCCATGCCCGGCTGCGGGTCTGCAGTGGACTTGTTGCCCTCGGCGATCGTCTGCAGGATGCCGTCCTGCATCGCACGGAGCTTGATGTAGGCGAACCGGATGTAGTTGCCCATGTCGACGATCTCGTCCAGGGCGTGCTCGAGCGTGTCGATCCCGAGCCACGTGCCGGCGCCGTACTTCTGCTCGCCCAGTTCGTGCTTCTCGATGCAGCGCTGGTCGAACTCACGACTGTACCCGTTCAGTCGCTCCTGGAGAGCCTTGCTCTCCGTCTCGGTCAGGTCGTCGAAGTTCTTCACGCGAATCGCTCCTCGTTGAACCTGCGCTTCGCGTCCCAGATTTCCTTCCAGTTCGTGTCCTTGAACTCCGGGAGGCCCATCAGGTTGCACAAGTAGATCAGGACGTCGATGATCTCCTCGGGCAGCTCGAGGTAGACGTCTTCGAAGGTGATCGACCCTCGGACGATCTTCTTGACGAGGTTCGCGACCTCGCCGGCCTCGCCGCACATCGCGAGGGTGGTGAAGCCGAGGTCCTGTGCGCCAGGGAACCACCGTGCGCTGTCACTAGTGCACTGAGTGATCATCGCCTGCAGAATCATAGCGTTGTCGGTATTTTGTGTCACTTGATTGCCTCCAGGAATTCCATCTTTGCCGTCTTCGTGTGATCGCTGAACACGCCTAGCGTCTTGGTGGTGATCGTCTTCGCACCGGGCATCTGCACACCGCGAACGGTCATGCACATGTGCTCGGCACGCAGCTGCACGATCAGGCCCTTGGGGTTCAAGCCATCCTGCAGCCAGTCCGTGATCTGGGCGGTGAGGCGCTCCTGCGTCTGGAGACGCTTCGCGAAGTGCTGTACGGCCCGACCGAACTTGGACAGGCCTGCCTCCCACTCGTTCGGGACGTAGCCGATGTGCGCAACGCCGACGAACGGGATCACGTGGTGGTTGCAGACGCTCACAAACGGGAGGTCACGGACGACGATCATCTCGTCCGTCTCCGCCGGGAACGACTTCCACTTGATGCACTGCTCCTCGCAGTCGCGACACTCCGTCAGCTCCTCCAGCATGGAGACGAACCGCTTCGGTGTGCCGTAGCCGTGCTCGGAGGTGACATCGAGGCCTGTATGAATCTGCAGGATGTTCTCTGCATCATCGACAGTCGTGCCGAAGGTGTTTCCGAGCTTCTCCTGGCCCTTCAGCTCCTGGAATCGTCCCTGCAGAGCATCGTACCGATCCTGCAGCTCTGCCTCGATCATGTTGGGTCCTTCGACCGATGGCATATCAGACTCCTTGTGGCTGTACGATCTCGTGTGCGTAGGAGATCGGAAGAATGGTACCGTCCGGACCGTAGAGGCTCTGGGTCTTCTTGTTGATCAGATCCAGAAGGTTCACACCGACAGGCTTCGGGTAGTCTTGACCTCCTTCCCAGGAAGCCTCAGCCCAGTTCGTGTACGTCTCCTGAACGGTCACTTTGTACGTCCAGTGCAGCTCCCTCTTCGTGTGCTGGCACAGGTAGTGGTCCAGCTCCACGCCTGCCCAGTTGGCGATCCACTGGACGATGTTCTCCACTGTCGGGTTGGCAGGACACAACGTCGTGCCCTTCAGACCCAGCGCTGCGTACTCGTCCTCCTCCCAGAGCAACAGGTGGTGGTCGAACGTGGTGTCGACGTACGTCCTGAAGCAGAACTTGAAGAAGGCGAAGTCCACACCATCCAGGAAGCCGAGCTTGTTCACCTGGTCCGTGTTGGCCTCAGCGGACAGCCTGATCTTCATCGAGTGTCCGTGAATGTTGTTGCACGTGTTCGGCATAGGTACCTGCGCGAGACGATGTGCAACCTGTACTTCGTGGTCAGCTCCGACTCTCACTTCCCGCGCACATCCTTCCACAGCAGGATGTGGGTGCGGTACGAGATACCGTAGCCACGCTCGACAGCGCCGTCGACCAGCGTCTTGGCGATGGCCATGTTCTTCTCGGCCGTGACACCTTCGGGCATGACCATGACCTGGTGAGGCTTGACGCCGGCGATCTTGACCAGCTCGTCGATCTCGTCGAAGTCGGCCGGGTCGCGCATGACGAACTTGAACCACGAACGGTCGTCGTTGCCGAACCACTCGAGCACGTCGGGCTTGCGACGCATCTCGAGCCGGTTACCGCTGTGGGCCAGCTTGGGCGAAACGTTGAACTGCGTCACGTGCTTCTCGAACTCGCTGTCCGGGATCAGCGTCGCAGCGGTCTCGACGTGGATGTCGTTGCCGTAGCCGGCCAGACGTGCCGCGAGAGGGGCCAACTCACGGGACTGCATCATCGGCTCACCGCCCGAGATGACGATCATCGTCGGTTGCGTCTCGACATCCCAGGCACCTCTGAAGCGCGGATTGGTCGGGTGCGGCGTCTTCAAGTACCCGATGACCTCGTCCGTGGTCAGCTCGAAGAGGTTGTCGGCCTTGTCGAAGATGACGGGGACTTCGAGCTTGTTCGCCTGCCGCTCGTTGAAGGCCCAGGTGTACGCCGTGTCACACCATCCGCAGGCCAAGTTGCAGTTGGAGACGCGGACGAACATGCAGTGCTGTCCTCCGGCGGAACCCTCGCCCTGTACGGTGGGTCCGAAGATCTCGTTGATCTTAAGCATCAGATTACTACCTTTCCGCCGAAGCCCGTCCAGACGACGAAGCATTCGGCACCGTTGGTGTTGGTTTCTTCTAGGCGGCAGATCGTGTCGGCGTGGAAGGTCTCCGCAGCCCACATAGCGATCCATAGTGCTAGGTTCTCGACCGTCGGGTCGTCGTCCATCAGTACGAGACCTGGCAGCCAGGCCTGCTCGTTGGTAAGTTTGACTTGCAGTACGTCCTCGGCCGTTCCTTCCTCTCGCATCTCCTTGGGAATGAGCCAGGTCTTGATCTCGGCCGTCTGGTAGATCGGACCGGCCCAGGTGTCTGCTTTGTTCAGGAGCAGATGATGGTCGTAGCCCTCGTCGATGTACGTTCGGAACGCCTTCTTCATGGCACCGAACTCGAAGATGATTCCGTCACGGTTCTTCACCATGGCGGTCGCATCGTCGTACTCGAGGTTGACGAAGACCAGTTCGATCTCCATCCCGTGCCCGTGGATCTGCTGGCACTTGCCAGGTGTTTTCGTCAGCCTGTGTGCCACCTGCATGTTGTGGCGAATCTTAAGTCTCATAGTCGAACACCACTTCAACTCTGTTCTCACCCGGAACCAGGACGAACTTGGCTTGTACCTGTACAGGTTCTGCGTACGCTGCTTGGACCGGGAACCTGTCGCCTTCGAGCAGAACTTGTACGCCCATTCTGAGGAAGTCGTCCTTGATGCCCATGATGTGCACGGCATCAGGAAGCTTCAGCATGACACGAACTATGTCTTCGTTCAGGAATAGGACTGCTCGATGTCTCTCTGCCATAGGATACCTCGCCCTGTGTGGAGTTCTGTAGGCTGTCAGGTGGGTTGTTAAACAAGCGAACGAAGCTCTTCCAAACTCCACACGCCTAGGTGGACGGGGTCGTGTATTCCTTCTTCTGTGCCTCCTGGCGAGTACGGAGGACGCGAGCCCGGTAGAGGACTCCGTGGACGGTGGTGTAGGCGCGACCGTACTCCGCTGCGATGGTGCGGATGCTTGCTCCCTTCTTGTACATCGTGACCCACCTCGACTTGTCGTTTTCGGTGACCTTCGTCTGCTGGTTCTTCATGTCACCCTCCTTTCGTACCCGGGGCCGCTACTCTGAAGCTGCACCCCGGGCCCTTGGTGCTAGGCCGTACGCTTGATGGCGACGATCTTGAAGCCGTCGAGGGTGCCCCCGAGAGTCAGCTTCGCCTTCACGGCGTTGCCGAAGGACTGCGTGTTGCCGTCACAGCCGCTCTGGTCACCACCGCCGTCGTACACCGCGACCGTCTTGCCGGAGCTGCCTGCGTTGTTCCAGACCGCGTTGATCTGGCGCGTGCCCTTGGTCGCCCACGTCGTGACGCACGTGCCGACGGTCAGGCTCGACCAGGGGAAGTTGATCGCGTTGTTGCAGCCGGTGCTCGCCGCGTTGTCCGGGCAGCTCTCCTGCCAGAACTGGAACGAGCTGGCTGCCGGTACACCCTCGGCGTTCGGCGAGCAGTGGTCACGCGTGCCGGCGATGTCGACTCCGGTGTTCGGAGCTGCGATCGAACCCGGACCGCCGAAGCGGAACGAGGTCGTGCTGACGGTCGTCTGCGACCAGAAGGTCGCGTTGGTGACCTTGCCAGCCGTGAGGGCCGACGTGGCCGGTCCGGTCTGCGAGTAGCCACTGACGATGCCCGAGGGGGCCGTACCGGCGACTGCACCCGAGGCCATGTCGGAGCACATGTCCTGCGTGGTGCCACTCGCCATCTCGCCGAACAGCTGGTGCGCGTCGGCGTCGGTGAAGCTGTTGGTGCCGCTCGCCCAGGTCGAGTCGTTGATCCAGCCGAGCGCGGTCCCGTTGTACGAGACCTCCCAGCGACTGTTGACCGCGTCGTGCGCGATGCCGAACGACTTGTTGGTTCCGACGGCCGACGTGATGTCCGAGCCGGCGTTGACGGGGTTGGCTCCGTTGTCGATCCAGCCCGCGTTGGAACCGTTGTAGCCCTGGCCGACGTCGTTGATCCAGGAGTAGATGAACGTGTGCGTGTTGGTGTCACCGTTCACCGAGGGGTCGACGTTCCAGCCGACCTCGAGGATGTTGCGTCCGGTGCATCCGGTACACGGCGCCGTCAGGGACGTGGCCTGCTCGTAGAGCGTGTGACCGTCGGTCTGCCCCATGTTGTTGTTGGTGCCGCTGATGGCCAGGTACGGATTGCTGACGCTGACCGTCTCGCTCGCACCGGTCGAGTGGTTGCCGGCCGTGAAGGTCTGCTTCTGCTCGGAGTAGGCGTAGCACGGTACCGAAGCACACGGCGTCACCGAGTCGGTGTGCACCGCCGGCGCGAAGGGGTCCGGGGGAAGGTGCACCATCGGCTTGCTGGCCACCGGGACGGACGGCTTGCCCTTGGAAGCGGTCAGTGGGTTCGGGAGGGGCGGAGGAGTGAGCAGCGACACGGCCTGAGCCGGCGTCCCGCTGATACCCAAGGCGAAGACGGTGACAACCGCTCCGACCCAGGCGAACAACTTCTTGCGCATGACCTGTTCCTTTCCTTGCCGACCTGCTTGGTCGGAAGCTAGATGATCTTGTCGCAGCTCGAGCCGGGACCGGTGTCCCAGACGACCTCGAGCAGGATGATGAGTCCGATGATGACTGCTGCCCTGACGTACCAAGGCTTGTTCAGGAGGAAGGCGGAGATCACTTCTTGATGACCTGCTTCCAGTACTCGCGGTCCTCGTAGACCGTGTTGTCGGCGACGGTGGGCAGCTCGTCCTTCTCCCGCTGGCGGTTGGCCTGGTCGATGGCCTCCAGCCGCTCGACGCACGTGCCGCACTTGCCGCAGTGGTACTCGCCACCCTTGTAGCAGCTCCAGGTCTCCGCGAACGGGACGTCCAACTGCATAGCCCGGTAGGCGATGTCGGCCTTGGAGAGGTAGGAGTACGGGGCGTAGATGAACTCCATCAACATCTGGTTCTCGTCGGCGTCCTTGATGGCACCGAAGCCGAGGTTGCCAGCGACGATCGCCGCGTTGGCCGCGAAGAGGAATCGCGGACGGCAGTCGGGGTAGACGAAGTGGTCACCGGCGTGGACGCCCGTGCCGAGGGCCACGTAGCCGTTGTTGACGGCGATGCCGGCCGCGATGGACAGCATGATCATGTTCCGGTTGGGGACCACGGTCAGCTTCATGTTGTCCTCGGCGTAGTGCCCCTCCGGCACCTCGATCTCGTGGACCTCCTTCTCGTTCTTGACGTCATAACCATCGAACGAGGTGAGGGCCGAGTTGCTGATCAGGTGCGTGAGATGCTGCAGCTCGATGACGTCGTGGCGCAGGTTGAGCTTGTGTGCGGTACGCTCTGCGTACTCGAGCTCCTTGCTGTGCCGCTGGCCGTAGTTGAACGAGATCAGGTGAGGCGTGTAGCCTCCCTGAACCATGTCGTAGACCAGGGTCGTACTGTCGAGGCCACCACTGAAGATGGCAGCGCTGTCGTGGGCAGTGCCTTCGGCACGCCTGGTGTGTTCCTTGCTGCTGTGACTCGAGTCACCGATCACGTCGGTCATTTGGGTCCTCCTGTGTTGGCGTAGTAACGTTGTGCGCCGGTCTCTGATCTTCGCATCGAGATCAGGTCACGCTGTTGGAGCGTGTCGAACACTTGGCTTGCATCTCTTGCCGAGAGATGGTACGACTGCATGAGCTGCGACTTGGATACACCTGGGCGCTTCACGATCGCGTTCAGGATTCGTTCCAGTTCACGTTCGTACGTTGTCTTGCCGATCCCGTTGACTACCTCGATGGCGTACGCCCGCCATTGCTTGCAGTAGCGGATCGCATGCAGGATGTCGATGACCTCGACCGTCACGCCATCTTCGCCGACCTGCCTAGCCGCTGCAAGAAGTACGGACGCCTTCAAGGTGTTCTTGGCGAGCCTGTCGAACAGAGGCGTCATCAGTTCGGGCTTCTCCGACTCTGTGCCCGACTTCTGAAGTGTCTGCTCTAACTCGTTGTATCGAAGCCATGCCTCAGGTGTTAGGGATGCATCAGTGAATGCCTCCATCTTCGCTGTCTCGCCACGTGCCTTGATGTACACCTGGCGCGTCTGCCCATAGTGGTCGATCAGACGTTCCATCTCCGAGATAAGTTCGCCTCGGTTACCGATGACCTGTATCGTTGGAGGACCGAGAGGCTGGAGCCTTGAGACGTCAGATTCAGCTGTAACGAAGATGAAGCGGGGAATGAAACCTGAAGACACGTGCTCATGAGTAAGAAGTCCCTGTACGCGGTTTCGGATGCCTCCTGCCAGAATAAGTAGGATAGGATTGCGTACAGTAATCTCCTCCTTTCGCAGGATCTTCTTCTGCATCTTTCCGTCGTACAGCTTGGTGAGCACCTCCGCCATGCCTGCATAGTAGTCCTTCTTATTCAGCATCTCCAGAAGGCCGCTGAACTCGTCCCGGAGGAAGATTGAAGGTCGCTTCGGGCGGGTTGAAAGACCCTGCATCAAGCCTTCCACGGAGCCGTCCGTTGCCAGGATCGCATCCTCGTCCACCTCCATCAGAAGATCCGTCGCGATGTCCATCGCTGTCGTCTTCCGTGTCAGTGTCGTGTCCCCCAGAATCATGAACCACAGGTTGGGGACTAGCGGGCCAAACGAAGTGGGGAGCGTTACACGGCCCGACAGAAGTGCACTGAGGATAGTAAACGCACCCGCCTGATGATACTGAGTAGCCGCATCGCCCAGAGACGAAGCCCATTCGATGTACCTCTCTACGAAGCCCTCCTGCTTGATGGCCTCCTTCTCTTCTTCCGGAGTCATCAAGTCTGCGATCGCTGCGCCTGGAAACGATACAGCGTTGATGCGTTCCTGGTAGTGGACGAATGCCTTGCACACCTCGACCCAGAGGTACGACTGGTCCTTTCCGTCTCGCTTGTACTTGTTACAGGCACTCGCTTCACTGACGACGAAGACCTCTTCGCGAGTCATCCCCATCTCGAACAGGGACATCTCCAGCTTCCACAGCTTCTCCGACCACTCACCCTCTGGCGTGAGAGTGAAGAGGTCGTACGTCGTGGGCAGCATGGTCAGCTTGTAACTCTGGAGGATGTCCTCTGGGTCGTCTTGAGGCAACTCCTCCGGCTTGGGCATCGGCGTCTTCAGGAAGGCGCTGTTGCGAACTTCGGGGTAGCCCTTGAAGTCCTCCAACGTGTACAGTGCGTTGCCTGCACGACGCAAGGCGACCTCAGGGTCCGCACTGTACTTGTGGTTCAACGTACCTGGTACTCGAAGCAGCTGGGTGAGATCCCAACCACTCCTGTCAGCACCCTCTTCAGCGTGGAAGTAGGCGATCCGCTTCGACAGGTCTTCAGCCTCGTGGGGAGGCAATGAGTGACCCATCGACCATAGCGCCTGCCACCGTCCTGGAGAGGACTCGACGACGATGTTCGGTGGAACCTTTAGGTTCCGAGGGGGGCAGGTGTCGAGATCAGACCATACCGTTGGGCATGCCTTGACGTTGTCCTTCCGACGCCTACGTGTTTCGAACAGCTGTGGGCAGTAGTACACGTCGTTCAAATACATACCGTCATAGCAAAGCTTGGCGGCTCGGTCCACCTCTTCAGGGTAATGAAAGAAGTGTTCCGTCATCTCTCGCTTCTTGCCCTCGCCCTGGGACAGGAGTGAGATGCACATGTAGCCGTTGGCCTCTGGACCGTAGGCCAACAGGAAGAACGTCCTGATCTTAGATTCCATAAACTGCCCTGTTAAGTTAGGGAGGGGCCCCCATCAGAGGTGCGCTGACAGGGGCCACTCGCAGGTGGATCAGGAGGGCAGCAGCGACGAGCCCTTCGAAGTGGCGGCACCGCCGGCGATCTTGCCGAGCACGTCGGCGTCCGGGGCCTTGAAGCCCTTGACGTCGTTGCGGGGCTCGTACGTCTTCTTCTCGCCGTTGACGTCCACGGTCCGCTCGCCGGTGATGGCGACCTTGATGGCCACCGTCTTGCCGAGCAGTTCCTCGGGCTCCGGGATCTCGAGCGAGCCCTCGCCCTCGGGCACCACGCCGCCGACCGCGCCGACGAGCTGGACGGCCGAGTAGAGAGCGCCGGAGAAGAGCATCACGTTCGTCCAGACCTTGCGGCCCTCGTGCTTCTCCGGCGACTCGATGGTGAGCTCCATCTTGTAGAAGGGCTCACCTCGGTTGTCCTTCTTGCCCGGCTTAGGGGCGCTCTTCACCTCGGCCATCTCGACGTCGGTGATGTTGGCGATGTACCAGCCCGAGGGGATCGGCTCGAGGACCTTGCTGCTGGCCTCTTCCTGGGTGACATTGACCTTGAGTGCCATTTGTCAGAGTTCCTTTTGGTAGTAGTTACGGATCGTTTCCATCGTTACGGTTTCTTCTGCCCCGAGGATCTGCGGCATCGTGGCGCCTCGCACCTTGGCGACCGCGGTGTCCGTCTGTCCAGTCAGCAACAGACGTCGCTGCTGACCATCGACCTCCTGGTTGTACAGGAAGAAGACGATGTCGGGAATCCCTGGGACCTTCATCTGCATCTTGCCGTTGAGCATCGGCATCCACTTGAACTTGCCAGTCTTCAGCTGGACGCGCTCGGCGTGTGCGATGAAGATCACATTCATCGGCAGGTCACGGTACAGACGGATCAGGCGAAGCATCCGTACCTGCAGCTTGCCCCACTCGCGGATCGAAGGGATGTCCTCGTCGCGAGCGTCGTTCTCCGGGTCGGCCTTCATCTCGACCATGACCTGGTCCTTGCAGATCTCCAGGATCTCCGACAGCGAGTCCAGGACGACTGTGTTGTAGCGGTGACCTCCGGCCGACAAGGCACGGTAGACGTTGATGAGGTCTTCCCACCGACGTGCCGGTAGGATCTCGACGTCAGGCCACTCGCGCAAGGTCTTCTTGCCGGCCTCGCAGTCGACGTAGGCGACGTTACGCATCTCGGGTACCTTCGAAGATGAACCCGCGAGCCACGTCTTACCGACGCCTGCCTCACCGTAGATGAGCATGTTCAGCTTACCAACCTCGTTGATATCCGGCTTCTCGATCTTGAGGCCGGCGAAGTTGGTAGGAGTCAGGATCTCGCTCATGCCCAGATACCTCCGGTGAGAAAGTGAATGCCGAGCCAGAGCATGAAGCCGCCGAGGATGACTCTGCGGAGTCGAGTCCACCCACTGACAGGCTTCTTCAACTCGCCCTGCTGCGTTCCGAACCATACCCAGACGTGTTCGCTGAGCGTGTCGCCTGGCTTGCTCCTGAAGAGTGCGACACCTTCCAGGATGAGGAAGTAGGCGATCCAGATGAACCACCCGATCGTCCATACAGACGTGTAGTCAATCTTGATCACGCCGGTTCCATCCTCTTGTCGGTGGTAGGCGCTGCGTCCTCCCAGTAGTGACGATCGAGCTTGTCGAACATCGTGGCTAGGGTGTACTCGTAGTCCTCTCCACGCTCCTTGCCGACGCAGGCGTCGAAGAAGGCACAGCCGGAGAAGGTCGACATACCCTTGCAGTGGAAGCGGCCAGGCGCCGGATAGATGTTGAGGTCCGGGTTGGTCATCTCCTTCGCTTCCATCCAGATGTTGATGCCTGCGTTCCTGCACTGCTCGTTGTTCCGCATGACCATGTGCCGCATGTTGTACTGCGGTGCGTTCTCCTGCAGGTAATCCAGGAAGTCGGTGTACTGCCCGTTGTAGAAGGCTCCGGGATCGTTCTCCTCGACCGTCGCCTTGTAGAGCTCGTACGTGGTGTTCAGGTTCTTGGACACGGAGAACTTCCGACCGAGGCGGGTCACCTTCAGCGGCTCAGGCTCCTCGGGGACGGCCTTCTTGATCTCCGCATAGATGAATCCCACCACTGGTATACCGATGAGGCGAAGGGCCCAAACGTAGGCCGTGATCTGGTCATCGAGCTCCAGGTACTCATCGTTGGTCTCAACGCCGGAGAGTCGCATCGCGGTCTTCCAGTCACCGATCCAGAGCTGGCCGAGTTCGTCCTCCCAAAGGATGTCTAGTCGACCACCGTAGGTGACCGGCAGACCCTTCCATGGGCCACGTTGTTTGAAGTCGTGCAGGTCGGGTACGTCATGCTTCTGCCAGCGACGCCAGCACCAGTCGCACTTGCACCAGAGGTCCTGCTCGCCGGTGTACGGGTTGACGATGGGGACCTCGAACTTGATCTCCACCTTCAAGGGCTTCATGCCCTTGTCCTCGATCGGGGCGACGCGGGTGAAGTAGTGCTTCAGCATCCCCTCACCCAGCTGTACGCGATCCTTGTAGTCGAGGTCCATTACCTCGTCGATGCCACCGTTCAGACGGATGTACTTCTCTCGCTGACTACGGGTGACCTTCCGGAACTCGGCAAGGGCCACAGCAAATGACGCGGATGGGTCTGGGTTGTGAAAGAGACCGAGGTAACTCTCGTAGTACTTCTCCATCGCTGCATGGAACGCGACACCAAACTCGAGCGGACGTGGAGTGACTCTGGGGTAGAAGAACTGGCGAGAGATCCAGTCCCAACGTCGTCGGCATCCACGGAAGCTCCTCCGCTCGCTCGTGTGTACAGAGTGGGTCAGACCAGCCGTGATGTAATCGTTTACGGTTTCCATTGGCAGCTCGTCTCGTGTTGTTCTTTGTTCCTCTAAGTATATAGAGCCCTCAATGGGAAATCAAGGCCGGCAGATGATGTTTTTACTGCCAGTACTCCTGATGTAGATCCTCCAGTTCCTCTTCCTTCTCGACCTGGTAGTCGCGCTCGTACAGGGCCTTACAGTTGCAGTCTTCGATGTCTCTACCTTGGTAGGCGCACTTAGGGTGGTGGACAAGGTCTGGTCGGTCGCAGGCCTTGTCGTCCGAGATGGGCCTCTTGGAGTATTCCTCTACCTGTTGGTCGTAGTCATCCAGGTACTCGTACGGATCGGTAGCACCGTAACCATAGTCCTCATCGAATTCGTACATCATGGCAAGGCCGTGAAGCGCTTGTCGAAGTTATGAAGGCTGACGAACTCCAGCTTGGTCTGACCGTTGCGTGTCGTACGTACGTAGACCCAGCCAGGCCATGCCTCTCGCTCTCCGACGACCTCGAACACCTTGCCGTCACGGTTGCGTTCGTACCTCTCACCCCTCTTTAGATCCACTGATCTGACTCCTGTCTGCCTTGAAGCCCAAGTAGTACTGACGGGTCTTCGGAGTCTCGCCGGGCACGAGCAGGTTCTTCGGGTGCTGGACCTGGAAGCCATGAGGCTTGTTGCACTTCGGACACAGCGTCCAGCCGTAGTTGGCCGACATCACCAGGCCGCAGTTCAGGCCTGCCATGGGCTCCTTGCGGTTGGGACGCTCGTACGACTTGTGGCACTCGCACAGCTTGGTCGGGTCGGCATACATCGCCGTCGGCTCTGCAGTCAGTGATACATACCTGATGTCGTTTTCAGTGTCAGGCACCTTACTCGAGAAGATGATGTCGCCATGCTTCAAGGCGTGCACGAAGTCGTTGGCGTGGTCGTTGTCCTCGATGCGTAGTAGAACGAACCTAGCCACGGCGTGCCACCTCTTCCATCAGTGCCTTGAGCAGGTTGTTGTTGACGTACGCCAGCTCCATCTGAGCCATGTTGCTGAACATGATGGACTGCTGCATGTGCCACTGGTTGTTGGAGATGAGCATCTTACAGTCGACGGAGCTCATCCAGCGTTGCACTTCGATCAGCGGGGTGGTACCTCGCTGCTGTGCCATCTGACGTGCTTCACGTTGACCTTGGTAGATGTCCTCTCTTGCTGAGATGGCCTCTCGCATGTGATGACGAGCTGCCTTCATGTGCTCTGCGTACATTGTTAAACCTCCTTTCGTACGTCCACAGAACTCCACACGCCTCGCTGATCCATTTGCTGGATCGGCGGCCCGTGTGGAGTACTGAAGCGGTGCGATCAGGCTTGTGTACCCTGGGACGAAGCCAGGCTGGTTCCGTACGCGTCGTGGGTGAACAGGTCGCAGTCCTCGGTGGCTCGGTGGTGATGGACGATGATCGTCAGCTCCGAGTCGTCCTTGATCTGCTTCCGACTCTGCTCGGCGACGACGTCCGGGTCGATGCCTGTGCCGACAGGCATGTCGTTGAAGACGTACTTGTGACGGTGCGCCGTGTAGCCGCCGACCTCGTGCTTGATCAGCTCGCCGGCCTTGAAGATGATGTCCGACGGGTGGATGCTGAGGTTGCTGGCGGCCTCCGGGTACAGGTTGTGAGCAGCCTCGAGCAGTGAGCCTGGGATCGTGGGAATCTGTTCGACCTTGTCGATGATCTGCTCCTCGATCGGCTTGTTGTCACTCATCCGACTTCTCCTCCGGCTTGGCGTCGACGTGCTCGAACGTGACCTCGTAGCCGTTGTCGTCCCAGATGAGAGCCTCCGAGATGTCGAAGTCGCCGTTCTTGTAGTTCGCCGCGTCCTCCTCGGCCATCTGCTTCCCGGTCAGGGCGTTCAGCTGGTCGACCGTCCGCTCGTCCTGGTGGTCGATGTTGCCCGGGGCGAAGGAGTAGTTGATCCGCTCCGGCTGGTAGTACTTGGTGACGACGATCTTGACGTAGCCGTCGGCGTGCTTGATCTCCGGCTCTCCGAGTGGTTGCGTCATGCCCAGACCCTTCCCGTGCTGTCCTTGTGCGTCTTGTGGTTCTTGGTCTTGCGGGTGCACTGCTGCGCCCAGCTCATGGTGACCGGGCGACCGTTCTTGCCCTTGGTGTCCATGTGCGTCGCCAGGCTGTGCGTACACGGCGACTTGGTCGTCATGAGCACGAGCGAGCCGGTGTTCTTCTTGGCGTGGTACGGGAGGCTGCTACGACTCCCTCGCTCACGTCGCTTGGTGATGACCTTGCTCATCGTGCCTCCTTGCTAGTAGCCGAGGTCCTTGAAGTTGTTGGCGAAGTCCTGGAGGGCGACCTGGACGTTGTCGATGAACATCTTCGTCTCGAGCATCGCGTACAGGACGGCGACGCAGGTGACGATCACGATGATGTACGTCGCCCACTGCATCGGGTGCAGCTTGCGTGCCCGATCACGCGGCGGAGCCTGCGCGGGTGTCTGGTAGGAGGGCATGGGCTGACGGGTGATACCGGCGTCGATCTTCTCGTCCTGGTTCATGTCTAGCGTCCTTTCGGGGGGTTGAGTACTTGCTTGAGCCATTCCCACTTCAGCTCGATGCGTTCGTTCCGTTCTCTGTCGACAGTGTCTCGTGCAACGAGACGGATGTAGGTACAGGCGTTCTTCTGTCCCAGACGGTGAATCCGATCCTCAGCCTGTTGGTTCTTCGTGGGGCTCCAATCCCAGTCCAGGAAAATAGCTGTCGAAGCAGCAGTGAGGGTGATACCGACCCCACCCGCCTTGATAGTACTGACGAAGACACGAGTGGTGCCGGATTGGAACTCCGATACCGCCAGATCACGATTTTTCTGTGTCGTGTCTCCAGTGAGAACGCTTGTAGGTACCCCTGAAGCCTGAAGCCTCTTCGCCAGTAGGTTGATGGCCTGTTTCGATTGACCAAAAACGACGACCGATCCATTGGTTTCCTCAATGAGATCTATGGCCGCGTCGAGCTTCGAGCTCGGCTCGGTCAGTACTAGTTGATAGTATTCCTCCTTGTAGGTGCCATCCCCCGTGTCCTCGCCCTTGCTTCGCATGTAGGCGAGTTGGTATTCGCTGTACTTCCTCGTGCGAACCATCTTCTGCATCTCACCGTATGCGACGGCGAACTGCTGTAGCCGCACGAGCTTCGCGATGACACTCTGGGCCGCAAGGGGCTGGTCTTCGTTCTGACCGACCCAAGTCAGCATGTCGTTGCGCATCATGTCGTACGTTCTACGCTGCTGCGGATGGAGATTGACGGGCAAGTCCTGATAGGTCTTCTCCGGTAGGTCTTCCCAGACGTCGACCTTCAGACGTCGTAGGTAGCCTTTGCCCATCGAGTCCCAGATGGCCTGAGGATCTGCGAAGCCGCACTGCTTCGTGATCGTCTTCAGGACACCCTTGACGTACACCTCTTCCTGCTTGAGGAGCACTGCGCCGTTGAAGAACCGCCAGTAGCTGCTGTAGTAGTCCGGCCAGAGCCAGTTCAGGACCGACCACGCGTCAGCAGGGAGGTTGTCCGCCCATGTGCCACTGAGGCCTGTCTTGTAGTACGTCTTCAGCTTCTTGAAGGCCTGCGTCTGCTGAGCCTTCCGGTTCTTGATGTTCTGGATCTCGTCGCCGATCACGTGGAACCAGTCGACCTGTCGAAGATCCTCGGCGATGAAGCGAAGCACCTGCCAGTGGCAGATGAAAATATGCCACTCCGGATTGCCCTTCGCGTCTCTCGCTGTCAGAGCCTTCTTGAACTTGTCCCGGTTCTTCCTGTCGATCACCATAACCTTGAGCCAAGGTGCCCAGTCCTTATAGTGCTTCTCCCATCCACCCATGACACTTGTCTGGGTGACGATCAACGTCTGCGCTGTGTAGTCGCACTGGTGCTTGCGACGACGGAAGGAGTCCAGGACGATAGCCTCGACAGTCTTGCCGAGACCCATCTCGTCCCCGATTAGGGCTGACTTGTCACCTGTCTCACGTTCGTGCATCTCCAGCTGCTGGAGACCGTCGGCCTGAAACTTGAACAGCTTACCCACGATGCCTCCGAATCTCATGGCTCGAGTGACGACAGCCGTCACGGTGACATAGTCCTGCTCGGTGGTCCTGATCGAATCGGATCTGGTCATCGATCATGAACATCGTGAGGATACCAAGCCCAATCCAAGCGAACCAGACGAAGACCACGATGCCCAGATCGATTAGCACCAAAATCACCTCTGATCCTTGTCGAGTGGGTCGTCCTTAGGATCTCTCCAGACGACCACGAAGGCCGCCAGGAGCAGAAGGGCGACTAGGACGAAGCTTCCGATGATGTACCAGAAGTTGCCACTCATGAGCACCACCTACATCGTTCGCGTGGACCGTATTTCTGCCTGAGCTCCCCGTAGTTGAGCCACCACTTCTGTGCGTCCTCGTACGTAAGCAGTGCCAGAAACTTCGGAGAGTTGGAGTGCCCGCACTTGGCAACGATGCGTAGGACCAGAAATCGTTGCTGTCGTATGAGCTGAGTCGCTTCGTGGTCGACCTCGTGGATCACTGTCGCACTTCTGTTCGTGCTGGTGAACCAGTCAAACACGATTAGCCTGGGCACCTCCCACCTCCTTCGTGTCTAGGACGTCTCCGGTCTTCTTACAGTACCAGTGGATGTAGCTCTTGCCGTTGTACCTCTCTGGCGTGAAGCCTAACTCCTTGGACATGTAGCCGTGACGTAGTTTATGATAACCACACCACACGCCGTCTGCCTTCAGAGCGTTGCCTTCACCTGTCCAGTCAGCTCCCTGGTGCTTCTTCCTGCGCCTGTAGGGCTTGACGGGCTCTCTCGGACCTGTAGGGCTCTCTGTCATCCGGATCTCCTGTACAGAGGTACGAGCCTAGGCTGTCACTCGTGTACGGGTGACTCGGATGCCTCTCCTTCTTCGGACAGAGGCCCTTTCTTGAACCCGAAGTACTCATCGGCTGCATCCACTTCCACACAAGGCCTCCCGCATTCACATCTGGTCCGTTCGAGCTTGCCGTTGCGGATCGCCCCGTAGACCTTCTGCGGATAGATGCCACGAAGCCTGGCGTACTGGATAGGCGGCAGCTTAGTCGCTCCATCCCATTCGTCCAGCTCCATTTGCTTGATGACATCGTCGATTGCCATGTTAGCTCTTCTCGTTTTCTCGTTTCTACGTGACGTTTCTAACCGCTCTCTAAACGGTTAGCAGCTAGGTTAGACCTGATGACTTCGTGGGTCTCGTACCTCTGTGACCCGCTTTAGACCGAGCGGTTAGACTCAATCGTCAGCTGCTCCTTTCGAGACAGGTACTCCACAAGGATCGTGAGGATCCCGATGGTGAGGAAGACGCCGTCGAGTAGCCCTAGGAAGTAGGCCGACCACTTGCTGTACTCAGCGAGCGTCAGCAGTACCGACGTAAGGATCGGACCCAGCACCAGCACGACCGTACCGAAGATGTAGCCGTTGCGCAGCCACTTCTTGAATCGTGTCCTCATCGCATCCCTCTGATCTCGTAGCCGGGCCGCTGCTCGGCCTCGACCTGCATGGCCACCAGGTCACGCATCCGCTGCTTCTCTTCCCAGCTGATCCGCGACTTGGAGAAGTTCTTGTCCCGAGTGGTCGGGTCGACCTTGTCGGGGATGCTGCCGTCCGCTCGCGTCTGGACGATCCAGCCCAGGCCGTTGTACTCGCACCGCTCGTTCGGGCACGAGAGCGTGATCATCTGCCCACCACCCTCGAGCCTGGGGATCTGCTTGCGACTGGTGACCTTGCCAGTCAGCCCGTCTGCGGGGCACGCCGAGGCTTCGTCCCACGAAGTGCTCATCCGAAGATGATCCATGTCATGAGTACGAACATGCCACAGACGATCACGGCGATGGTGATGCTCTGAAAGGTCTCCAGTGCCGGTGACTTGAAGTGCCTGGCACGCTTGGTGTAGTCGGCGACCTGCTCCTCGAGCGTGTCGACTCGCGTGAGCAAGTCCTGGATCTCTGCGGCCATGTCTTCCGGGTTGGTTGACACGTTGTCGGTGTAGGGCTTGAAGCCCTCAGGCATCGTCACTTGTAGAACCTCGCCAGCTTGCGCTTGCCGTGGTGCTCGAAGAGCGGGAAGCAGGTCTCGATCGACACCGTCCGCTCCTGGTGGTTCGCCGGCATCGCGAAGCCGATCTGAACCGAGTTCATGTTGGTGTTCAACTGCCCGGCTCGCTGCACGAACGAACGGTCTCGCTTCTGCCGCTGCTTCTCACCCCGCTTGGCGTACCTGGCCTTGTACTCCTCGGCCGTCGTGACTCTCATCGTGCCCCTACCTTCCTCTCGAGCACCTGGATGCGGCGCTCTTGCGACTCCTGCGTGTCCTGGAGGCCACTGACCAGCTTCATGAGGTCGTTGACTCGCTGCTCCAGGACGTTGGTCTTGCCCTTGGGCCGGTGCTTCCGGTTGATGATCGCGTTGAAGTCCTCCTCGGTCGGCTCCTTGCAGAGCTGCCACTTGGACAACGCGACGCCACCGCCCCGGCGGATCTGCACGAGGCATCCCATGTCCTTGAGGACCTGGATGATCTTCGTGTAGTAGGGGTTGGCTACGCCCAGATCGGAGAACAGCCGAGTGAGGTGACCCTCGTACACGGTGATCTGCAGGTTCGGGTCCACCTGGAGACCATGCATGTTCGGGTCCTCGACGGTCGCGACCGATTCCGTCCTACTGCGACTCCCCATCTCTTTGTACACGCGCGCTGCGTGCTCGAAGAGTGCCGGAGTCACCTCCGCTTCTGTGTCACTCACAGTCTCGCTCCAGATACTCTTTGAGGCCTTCCATGGCCTTGATGTCTTCGAACGTCTCAGCCGTGGCAGTGAGCAGTGCTTCCGGCGACGTATACGTTTCGTCGGAGGCCTGGTCGGCTACCATCTCGTTAGTTGCAACGAGCCACTCATCAGTGATACGGGTGAGACGCGGCCTATCTAGACCGTCTCTCTTCATCTATTATACCCTAGTTCCACTGTGGAAGTCACGATGTTACATTGGTAAACATTTGACACCTAAAAGGAAAGCCCACCAGCCGCCGAACGGGGGACGAGAACTGGTGGGCTTCCCTGGACAGTAGCACCGCATGTAAATCCATGCGACGTGGTTTGACCCGTGCTACTCCGCCTCGGTGACCTCGACGGCCTCGGCCGGCGTGTCGGTGACCGCGGTCTCGCCCTTGCTGGCCTTCTCGGCCTTCGCCGCCGCAGCGGCCGCCTTGGCGTCCTTGCCGGCCTTGACCCGCAGGTCCTTCTCGTCCCACCAGGCGAGCGCGGCGTCGTTGTCCACGACCGCGGCGCGGCCCTCGGCCGACACGGCGGGGAAGGGGTTCTTGGAGCCGGCGGCGTTGTTCTTGATGTAGCTGTACACGACCTGCGGCGCGACGGACTCGTTCTCGCCCTTGCGGACGCCGAGGGTCGGGTGCTCCTTGCGCAGGTGCTCGGTCAGGTTCTTCGCGAACTGGACCGGCGACACCTTGCCCTCGGGAACCGGCGGGCGGGTGTTCTTCGGCTCCTTGGCGGTCTTCTCGTCGGCCTTGGCACCCTCGATCGGGGCCGCCGGCGCGTCCTCGGCGTCGCTCGCGGCGGGGGCGTCGACGTCGAAGTCGATCGCGACGGCCGGCTCGTCGAAGGTCGGGGTCTCGGTGGTGTTCGTCATCTCGGTGGTCTCCTTGGTGGTCTGATTGCGTCGTCGTCCGGGCATGATTAATTATACCTCGTCTCTGTTTGACTTACACGGGGTTGATCAAGATCTTTTCGAACTTACCCCTGAGTAACGGTGTACTCGGTGAGGCCGAAGCGCTCGACCTGGCGCTCGAAGTGCTCCCAGGGGTACTGGTTGCTCCACGCGTTACCTCGGAGCATGTAGATCTGCTTGCGGGCCTCGTTGAACGTGCCGTGGAACTTCATGTAGCGGTTCCGCAGCGGCTGTCCGGCGTGGTCGGTGTGGTCGTAGCCGAAGGTGAAGTACCAGTCCTGCGGCTCCGTACCGTTCTCCTTGTCCTCGGCGATTGCCTCGTCGAAGATCTGCTCTGTCTCGCGGTCCATCAGCCGTTCCCCCTGATGCAGTCGTAGGCGTACCGGGGCAGGGCGTAGAAGAGCATCAGCACGACGACCTGGAACATCGTCTTCTTCTTGCCGCAGCCCTTGTCGTTGCCTCCGCCACCTCCTCCGGTGGAGCCGTTCTTCGGGCTCCCGGTCTTCTTGCCACCGGTCGTCGCCTGACGTCCAGAGGCAGGACCGATTCCTCCTCGGCCGATACGACCGGGTGGCCGTCCGCCCTTGGGTCGGGTCATCTCTTACCTCCTAGCTTTGCGCTCTACATTAATTCTAGCAGAGGTCCTGCGAACCCTTCAAGAGGCACTTGAAGAATTTTTTGTGAGCGGACATTGGTCGTCCGGGCACTGAGGACTGTCGTGGTCGACCTCGGGCGGCGGGTCCTTGATGGTCTCCGTCGCACTCGGGACAGGATTTGCTGTCGCGCGAGGCTCTTCAGACGGTTCCGAAGGCGTTACTTCCTCCAGAACACGTACCTTCGAAGAGCTCTTCTCCGTCTGCAAGCGCCCGTGTGGAGTCTTGGTCCGCTGCTTCGGGGCAGGGTAAACAGGGGTAGGGATGACCTTCGTACGGTTCCCATAGTCCTGAATCACCCCAGGCGTACTTGGCGTAGTCGTGGGCGTCCAATCGGTCTTGGATGCTCCGATTGCCATACCAACGCCGACAGCAGGCACGAGCCCGACACCGACGATGGCTCCGAAGAGGGTCTTCGGTGTTAGTCTCATGTCTACCTCCTTTGTGACGGTTACGTATGGCTGTGCGTCGTACGTTGTACACAGCAGAACAGATACCAACCGACAAGCTACTGTCAGAAACCCCGGCAGGATTCGAACCTGCACTTCCTTCAACCGTCCATTTACGGTGGTGTGCTAGCACACACGCGGGGCCCGGCAGCATGGGAGCGGAGGCTCCCTGCGCCTAGTGAAGCTGTCTGTTCGATCCTCCGCCATGCTTACTGGCATCGAACAGTGTATCGCCGTATTCCTCCAGTAGTTCGCCCAACTGCTTGTTGCGTGACGTCATGCTGTACATACCGTTGTCTTCGATACGTACCACGAGATGGTCTTGCACCAGTTCGTCGAGCTCGTCCATCAGGATCCGAGACGACGACCGGGGAAGAGCTGGATGCGCTTGTCCTTCTCGTACGCGTACGGCGGGTTCGGGACGATGCAGTACGTTGCGTTCGGGTACATCGCTCCCGCCGTCTTGAAGACGACCAGGTTCGTGCCGCCGCCCTTCTCCTTGATGCCGTCGAGGATCTCGATCCACTCGTCGACGGTCAGCGGCTTGTCGGTCCCGGCAGGCAGTTGTGCGTCAGCCACGCTCGTCCACCACCGGCGTACCGTTCACGGTCTCGGTGATGCCGACCGTGCCCTCGAGGGCCTGCTGGACGCCGGCGACGAAGTCCTTGAGCGGGATGCCCTCGCTGTCCAGGACGAGCACCGTGTCGATGTTGTCCAGGCCGATGAACTGCAGGAGGTTCGTCCAGGTGTACTGGCCGGTCTCCCTGCCGGTGATGTACCACATGCCGGCGGCCTTGATCGCGGCGTACTTGTACACCGTGCCGACGAGTCGGCTGTTGTTGAAGTAGTTCTTCTTCCAGGTGATGACCGTGCCGTCGACGAAGGCGTCGTCGTCCTCCGGCACGCCGCGGGCCAGCTCGGCCTTGCGGAGCATCTCGTCGGCCTGGCGTGAGTAGAAGTCGGCGTTGAAGGTCTTCATGTCCGTTCCTTCCTGGTAGTTCAGGAGCTCATTGTGGAGAGTCCAAGTGGCCTGGACGTCAGCCTTGCTGTAGGCCTGGACGAGCTGTGCACGTTCGGCCTTGGAGTAGTACTTGAGCTGCTGCTTGGTGATGGTCGGATACGTATCCGGACCATCATGTACATCGAGGGGCGGATCTTCGTCCATGTGCTCGATGAAGTTGCTGATCACGTTGTGGATCGATCCACGTTGGATCACGCCGAACTCCGGGTACTTGTGGCACGTGACGTAGGCGACCGTCTTGTTGCTGAACGCAACGTCACGAAGCCACTCCAGGTACTGGAGCTTCTTCTCGTCCTCGGTCATCGGTTCGCTGAACCCGAACGACTCGAACATCTCCCGGTCGTGATCTGCCATGTCTCCCATGTGTTTACCTCCTCTCGTTACGTGCCCCTGGTAGGATTCGAACCTACGGAGTGCAACTCCTCCACGTTCGCGAGTGTAGCAGCGCTTACAGGGACGCCTATTCAGTTATCTAGTAGGTGCGCCGGTCATGTTGGTATATCAGCTCCAGACACCCTCGCACATGGTCATCACCTCCGTCAGAACTGGTGGGCGGACATAGACATGGTTGCTAGACCATGATTCGGCCCTCCGTCCTTAGCGAATTTCTTCGCATGTAATAATTATATAGGGGACCTCGCGCACCAATCTAGCCCCCAACTTCAAGATCTTTTGGTCAGACATACCTCCCAGGGTTGAAGCCCTGGACCATCTCGGCGTTCACCTTGAATAGGTGTCGGTGCTTCGGGGGGATGACACCCTGGTACCCGCAGTTGTGCGTAACGAGCACCTTCTTGGTGTTATCGTCAGTGTCGTGGTCGATGACCGTAAGGCCTACCTTGTGGAAGCGTTCACCATCCTCCGCAGACAGTTCGAAGCGGAACTCCGCACCTCCGTGGCCACCGCCACCGGCTGCTACCGCCTTGGGGTCGTCCTTCGCCACTGTGCGGTGGGTCCAGTCGGGAGTGATGATGGCGTTCGGGTTGCCGACCATGCCGGTCCAGTACTCGTCGTGGCTGTCGGTCCAGGGTCCGTGAAGCCGAACCTCGATCTGGCCCTTCCGCTGGTAGTGCTCGGTCGCCTCGATGAGGTACACGTCCTCACCGATCGCGTCACGCTCCGGATCGCGGAACCCGAAGTGCGCCTCACAGTACAGGCTACCCTTGTGGGACCCCGAAGGCTTGGACGACATCATGGCACCTCGCATCGATGCCACGTAGATGCCATCGTGGACGATCTCGTCGACCTTGTCCAGGATGGCCTGCCAGCGAGGATCCTTCGGACGATCCAGATCGAAGACGTCGTACACCCTCTCGTACTCGGGCTTCTTAGTGACTGCCCATCCGGAACGTCCCGGGATGTTCTGTCCCGTCAACTCCTCGAGCTGCGTCCGGAAGTCGCCGATCGCGTCGGTCGTGTCGTTGTCCTGGACGGCGATCTCGATTTCGACCTTGTATCGTGTCACTGCATCCTCTCCTTCAGTGCCCGCCCTCCGGCGGTACGCTCGAACACCAGGTCGTAGTCCTGCATCCACATGCTGACGCAGTTCGCACACACGCGGTTCTGATGTCCGCAGAGTACTTCTGTGGAGATCATGATCTTGGTGTGCTTCCCATCCTCCTTGAAGATGGCATGCACGTAGGAGAAGCCGGAGAGCTGTCGGTCCTTCGGCACCTCCTTGTTCGGGAACGACTCAAGCATGAACCTTCCTCTCCAGATTGCACATGTGCAGACCGTTTGCGGCCAGCATGTACACCTTGGCCATGATGGCCGCGTGGCACGTGTAGTACAGGCGGACGATGGAGCTGTCCTCCTGGTCCTCGTCCTCTAGCTGCCAGGCACTGCAGCCTGACTCCTCGAGTGCGGCTGAGTGAATCTGCAAGTTGATGTAGGTGATCCGCCCGCGTGCCATGATCTCACTGTTCATCATGACATCGTTCAGGAGACTGGCTAGGTGCTCCAGCTCATTTTGCGGCCGACTTGCGATTGCTTCCGGTACGCTCACGGAACTTGTACTCCTTCTCGATCTCGTGTGCGACGTGGTTGTCGTAGGTCCGCAGCGCGTCCTCGTAGGGCTTCCACTTACTACGAAGCCGTCCGCACTGACACACGGGACGATACAACCGCTTGCGCTCCTGAAACCTCTGGAGCGCATGCCTAGCCTTGACCCACTCGGTGACTGTCACAGGATCAACTTGTTGACGTTGCGCGTGTACAGTTCGTCCTTCATGGCCCAGTTGATCGCGTCGGTGGCGAGTGCGAGGGTGTGATGGAAGCTGTGGAACACGAACCACCAGTCACCCTTCTGGTCCATGAACGTGCACTTGGCCTGCAACGCCCTGTTGTCAGCGTTCGTCGGCCACGACTGCATGATCGTCCACGTCTCGGCGTGCGTGTCGTAGTTACGCAACACCAACCAGATCTCTTGTTCTCCGAGGAATTCCTCAGACGCTCTCAACAACACCACACGGGCCTTGTTGTCAGCTTTCACGAGCTCGAGATAACGTTCCTTGAGCCGTGCGATCTCTTGTGCAACAACCAACGGATCGCTCTCTTCGGACATGATACTCCTTTCGTTCGTTAGGACATGAAGGCTCACCCTCTCGGATGAACCAACACGAACTAGCGACCTTGACGCTCTGCCTGGTCCGCAACCCAGGCTGCATGCTCTTCGGTGGTCAAGGTCTTGCCTCGACGGATCTTGGACCGTGCGTTGTTGGCCAGCGACTCCTGGCGGGTCGTGGTGATCACGACGACGTTGGCGTCCTCGTAGTGCCCCCAGCTAGACACTGTGTACTCCCTTGGAGAACGTCTTGCCGCACTGGTTGCAGGCCTCGTGGTCCGCTGCGGCCTGGTGCTCGTGAGGCAGGTTGTTGACGAACACCTCCTTGACGTATCGGTAGTCCTCGACCGTCAGCTTCTCCGAGATGCTGGATGCGTTCATGGCAGCGTCGAACGCCTTCACTGCCTCCTCGGTGGGGAACATCAGTTGTCCTCCATCGTTGCTTTGGTCACGGTCCAGTCGGGTGCGTGGCCTGACATGTACAGGGCCACGAACGCTTCTACGGCCTCGATGTCCTCGGACTTGATGTCCTCTTCGAGGTACTCGTTCTCGCCGAACGTCCACAGCTGGACCTCTTCGACACTCTTGTCGGGAACTTCGACCTCGATGGTCAGCTTCATCCCAACACCACTCTCAGGTCCTGGAACGGGCAGGCACACTCGGCGTCTACGAAGACGAAGATCGAACGGTCCCACGGGTTCTTGGTGCTGAGCCGCAGCTCCTGGTGGTTGATGCACGTCAGGGTCTTATGGGTTGAACGATCCTCCCAGTCGATCCCTGCCTCGGTCAGTTTGGCCAACCTTACGGACATGGTAGTCCTCCTTTGTTTAACACCGCTGATACGGCGCACACAGAACACCACACGGTGTTGATGTTCCATGCTCGTCGGTCAGAGATCCTCCATGTTCGTTTCGAAGTGGATGCTGAACTCAGGTGCCCTGTCGTCGTCCTGGAGCAGGGCGATCACGTCCATCTCGTCTACCGCATCCGCGGCCTGGAAGATGTCGTAGGCCAGGCACCTCTTGACGACCTTGTTCTTGACTTCCTCCACGGTACCTTCGATGTCAACGATCAGTGTCAGTCTCATCGTCCGAACTCCTTACGTCCTTGTGCGTCGGAAACCAGTTGTCCGTTCTCGCGAACCTCGGTTCGAATGTAGGAACCTTGAGTGGTGTTCGCGTTCCGTGCTGACCTCAGCACCCCGATTCCCTCTTTTCGTGTACGCGTACCCGTGTGCGGGGCTGCGATCTCTTGTACCATCGAGGTGTACTTGTTCCTTGACGTTCCGGGGACGCCTCTCAAAGATTGTTCGAACGTTGACACCGTAGCGCGGCCGCTGTACTTAATCTGTCCCTTGGAGGGAACTAGGCCTCGGTTGCCTTGTGCTACCTTGGCCCTACGGAACCGATTTACTAGTTCCTGTTCCTTGTCGGTGAATTTTGGTTTTGCGGCCATGGTAAGCCTCCCCAGAATTTTGGTTTTTCTTTTATTTTATAGCGGATCTCAAGCACCAATCAAGAGGCACTTTTCTTTAGCAGCCCTTCATAATAGTTGATCAGAGCCTGACCTTGCTGTTCATCGTACTGTCGCGCCACCTTGCACGCGGCCCGCATCACCTTGTCGAACGTGCTCACTGGAACTCTGTGCTCGAGGAGGGGTTGCAGTGCGGCCCACATCATGTCCTTGAGCGGATCAGTATCCACTGGCTCGTGCTCCCTCTCTGCGGTCCCTGGTGGTCATGGCCTGTAGGACCCGCTTGTTGGGGCGCCCTTGCCGATTCTCGCCACTAGGCACGTTGTCAGCGGTGGCCAGCAGCTGTAGCACTTCACCCCACGAGAGCTCGTACTCACGTGTACTGTAACCTGCCACCAATGTCGGCGTTGTGGTCTCTGCCCACACCGTGATCACAGTGTTTGCAGGACGCTTCTGGTCTCCCTGAGTCCACCGCTCGTTCTGGTTCAACCTCAGGACGGTGTTGAAGGCCCAGGCTTCGAGTTGCTCCTGGGTGTCGAATGTGACCTTGTACGTCGTGTGAGGACGTACAGGGTTTGCCTGTGTAGTGAGTATGGCTGTGTGTGACATCGTGACCCTTCCTATTCGTTTCACGAACTACTTATTATTATACTAGACCCGATCTGGGAAGTCAACTCTGTCCTTTTTTACAGGTACTGCGAACGTTCCTGGTATAGTAGATACCATCTATGATACTAGGATCGCTAACAGGACTGTTAATATCGGGTGATACACCGCAAATTCATGGGTGAATGTTTACTTGTCCGAGTTACATTCTAAAACAACCCCTTCTTAGGTCTTAGTATAATTATGATTAGTTAATATAGGTTATGAGACGATGTTCTTGACTTATACTGTGTTTTACAACCCTCTCTTAGTATTAGCTCAAGGGAGTAACCTAACTCCTCTTAATCCCATACTCCTAGTATAACTACGCCGTAATGCGGGTGCTGGGGAAGCACCCACATTTTCACGGTCGAACGACCATTCTCGACCCATCGTGGATCCCACCACCACAGGGTTCGTAGATGCTTTCGGGATATGTGTGAACTACGTGGCCGCGGAACTCGGTGGCATATGCGCCACACGGATCTTCGTGACTTACCGATCCACCACCCAGTGTGGCGGGTATGAGAATGGCCACGAGGCCCAACCCGGGCAGGATGAGGGTGCAGTGGTCGAAGATGCCGACCACCACATCCACGAGGTACCTCTTCACAGTCCCATCGCCACTTCCCAGTAGAGGGGGCAGGCCTTCATGTCCTGCTCCTGGGACCAGATCCTATAGGCCCTGGCCTCCGGGGAGTCGGGGGACGGGACTCGGCCGTTGGCGACCTCTTCGATGTACTGAGCAACTAGTGCGGACATGGTGATCCTCTCGTTGAGAGTCCCTGATTAGGACCCCTAGACCAGGTCCGTACTCCCTGTACGGGCCCGATCTGGGCGTTCTACTCCTGGGGGCCGACCTTGATGTCCTTCACCTCGAACCCTGTGTAGGTCTCGATGACCTGGGTGATCTGGTCCTTGGCCTGGGTGGGGGTAGGGGCATCCCAGGGGGCCCCCGTGTAGACCACGGTGATGGTGATCTCCTTGATGTAGGGCATAATCCTATCCTCTCTGGTAATGGATCTTGAAGTAAGATCCTAGGAGGGGGTACCCTCTCTCGAGGGTACCCTACCTAGATCCTTACTGCTGGAACCACTTGGTGGACTTCTTCTGGATGAAGATCAGGACCTGGTCCTTGGTGACGACCTTGTTCCCCTTGTCCCCCAGGTACCCCTTGCTGTTGTAGATGTACATCATCTGCGGGGGGATGACCTTGATCATCTTCGTCTTGATGTCCTCGATCTCGAGGGCCGCGTAGATCTTGTTGATGATCGTGGCCACCTGGTAGGGGGTGTACTGGTCCTCGGTGACCAGACCCTGGACGAGGTCCTCGAAGGTGACCTCGGTGGTGGTCTCGACGACATCCCCCGTCAAGAGGTCCATCTGGTTGGTGACCTCGACGATGGTGTTCTCGGACATGGTGTTCCTCCTTCTAGAATGGTCTCCCTATGAGACCGGAAGGTATACCTCAGGGGGAGGTATGCCAACCTACCTATAGGGATGTTGGGAGGAAGGTAGGGTATCCACTGTTTAGTTGTCAAGGTACAGGGTGTAGTAGTAGGAATGGGATGTTGGATTTTGTTTTCTTTTTTTTTTTTTTCTTATAACTATATTATAATGGGGATCTTGTAAAAGGTGGGGACCGCTAGGTATGTCCCGCGGTAGGGTGGTTTTCAAGTGTTACCATGTGTATAATAAGCCCGGGCTTGAAAT